GGTGCTCCTGCTAGGATGTATTCTGCACCTGGTGGTGACGAATACCCAACTTCACCAGGACCTGATTTAGGTGCTCCTGCTAGGATGTATAGCGGTGTAAATGAGAATGTATATCCAAATCAAGGTGTTGCCTTGGATATCGGACAACAAATAAACACTAATAGTAATTTTCAACAACAACCAGGAAGCGTCTATAGTCAGCCACCAATCAATACCAATACTATATCAAGAGGTGACATGGATAAAGTTTATCCTCCAACTAGTGGTGATTTTTCATTAGAAAAACCTCTAAATCTTGGGAACTTAAAACCTACCGATAAATACAATATAAGTATGGATGGATTCAATTCCGATAAAAATGATTTTATATAATTATGCCTAGTGAAAAAACATACCTTGGTGAAATAGTAGATATTAACGATCCTCTTAAACAAGGAAGAGCAAGGGTTGCGGTTTTCGGATTGTTTGATGACCTTGCTGTTGAAAATATACCATGGGCGGAGCAAAATTCTGGATTGTCTTTTGGCTCCGAATTTGGTGGTGGTAATATATCTATTCCCAGATTAGGATCTGTTGTTTCTGTACATTTTGAAGAGGAGAATTACTATAAGATAACTTACGATTATATCAAGGAGCAATCACCAGATCTTACTAGAGAGCTGCAAGAAGAAAATTCGTACGAGGGAACACAAGCTTTACTTTATGATGGAGAGGCATTACCTGGAACTCTAAAGATAATATACACCAGAAAAAACGGGCTCGTTATATCTTTGGGCGATGCTAAGGTCCAATTAGATACACAAAATGGTGGCGAACTTCGAATACTTGTTAAAATGGGTGAAGATGAAATAAGAATGGAGCAGAGTAAAGTCATAGTTAAATGTAATAATATCGAGCTTGGTGAAGGTGCGGTGGAAAAATTGGTCAAAGGTAGCACATTTCTAACATATTTTAATTCACATACGCATCCAACCGGTGTTGGCCCATCAGGAACACCAATTGTACCGATGACTGATCAACAGCATCTAAGTCAAGTATCCAAAACTAAATAATAATGGCAGCAGATTGGGGAACATTCGTAACTAATGTTAGTGATAAATTAACATCTCAGTCTATTAAGTCCTATGAGGAGATGGCAGATTTTCTTAGAAAGGAATACATTTCTGCGACTGTCGGTAAAGCTGCATCCCCATATAGTCAAACTCATATAAAGGGTAAGGATGATGTTATGTTTAATGGATTTAAGAAGGGATTTAAAATACTATATGAGAATGGTGATTTAAGTTTTGATGAAAAAAAAACAAGTCCAGAATATGCAGATCTTGATGTACAGCCTCCCGAAATTGATATATCAGGAGCTGCTGATCAAGTTGACCTTGATTTTAGAGATTGGACAGAGGAGAATAAGTCAACCATACCGCCATTTGTTTATTCCCAATTTTTTTCTCAGTATCCAAATTTTCCAGCTGATAAAAAACAAGCGGTCACAGAAATAGCAAGGAAGATACTGCACCAATTCGATGGGACAGGATCATATCTTCAGTGGATGTATTCTTTAAGAACTGGCTCATATTCAGATTGGGGAAATTTGATAATGAATGAGGTTATTAATTTATTAAAGATTGAGACAAATAGACCTCTGCAGCCAGGTGATCTTGTGAGGGGATATGCTAAATATAAGAATAAAACTGAGACTTATAGAGATCTGGAATCTGATGCTTTTTCTAAATCTAAGGGAGATATTAATATTGATAATACAGAGGAAAAAAGTAATACTTATAGAGCGGGATTATCTGGAGGCGAGAAAGATGGATATTGGAAGGGTGATCTAGTAGATGGTAAAATAATATCAGTTGCTACTTCTTCGGGTTCTCCGAAAATAATGGTCTCATATTTTAGTAAACAATACAATAGAACATTCATTAAGGAATTGATGCCAGATACAATCAATAGAAAAATATCAGTAAAGGATATCTCCGATAATTTACCATCCGTTAATATAACTTATCAGCTTCTTCAGGATCAGCATCAAAGTAATCCAAATAAAATACCCGATTATCTAACCGCTAATTTCGTAACACATTTTACATATTCGAAATATGATGGTGGCTATCTTAGAGCTATGTTAAAGCAACAAAATTATTCGGATACCATTATAGATCAGGCAGAACTGGAATTTAATAATAACTATCAGTATGCTGATGAGATTGTTGGTCTATTTTCTAAAAATTCCAAAAAAAGTATATTTAGCTCCAATTATAGTAATGCCTTTAATAGCGTTTTTGGCGGTAATACATTTAATCTTCGGCGGATAAAGGAACGACATGATTTGAATAAAATAAATCAGTATTCAATAGAGGAGGAAAGATATAGAGAACTTAAAATAAGATGGATAAATGAAATAGCTGAAGCAGCAAGAAAAAATGAGGATCCCGACAAACCAGATGATGCTTATAATATGATGGCTAAGGGTGTTATTGATTATTGGAAATCGTGTGCACAGAAACCGCTAACCAATGAACCAGGTGCTCCCCCTTGTTTATTTTCAGCCCCGCAGGGTGGACTTTATGTTCCTATATATCTTGGAAGCCAAACCATGCTGGGTAATAATATAAAGAGAGCTTTTAATACTGGTAAAAGGTTCACAAAACCCTATGAAAAACAAATTGCCGCCAAAATGGTAGCATCTGCTCTTGCCTATTCTTTTTCTATGCATTTATTGGAACTAAAATTTATTTATCGTGGAGGTATACCTGGTCCTAATGGTCCTATTCCTATGATTGGATTTATACCATTGGTTTACTAAAAAAACCTGCAATTTAAAGAAACTATAGATATGATATATAGTATAATTAATAGTAAAGTATAATCATCTAAAACTAAAAAAAATGAATCTCGATTACTTAGAAAATTTTGAATGGGACTTACCTAACGGTTTATCTATCAATTCTAAAGTCAAATCCCCGGCAGGATCTAAAATATATTGCCACGAACCTTACGCTGAGGAGCTAGCGGAACTCTATTTTGCAAGTAATGACAAGTTTGAGGGCGGATCGAAGGATCTTTCTGATGGAGGAGTTTATACATGTACGATCATAAGTGTTAAAGCTGATGAAGCTTTAGCTCAAACTGATTCTGGTCAAACAATCTATATCGATCTCAAAAGGGAAAGAAGAGATGCAGAAAAATTGAATATAACTGGGATAGGTTTTTATCCGGGAGAGGAGCTTAAGGCTAGAGTTAGAAAAATGAATGGAAGCTACTCCGGTTCCATAATTGAATACTATATACAGAGTCTTAGAGTTGAGTTATTTGAGCAAATTAAGAAGGAAAGCAATGCCTATCTTGTTAAGATTATTAGTATTAATAAGGGCGGTTATATTGCTGAATTATCTGGTATTAAATGTTTTATGCCTGGATCATTAGCAGCTGCAAATAAGATAACGGATTTTGAATCTTATATAGGTAAGGAAATGCATGTTATGATTGAAGGATATGTGGAAGCCAAAGATATCTTTATCGTTTCGTATAAAAAGTATCTTAATAGGATCATGGATTCTAAAATACAGGAGCTTGATCTTACTAAAAAATATAAGGGATATGTTACAGGAAAAAGCGATTTTGGGGTTTTTGTCGAATGGGATGATATTTACACTGGTCTTATACATAAAACTGAATTTGCTGAAGGTAATAGTTTAGCTGCTCTTTCGCCAGGAATAGAAATAGAATTCTATGTTAAGGAGATAAAGGACAATAATAGATTGACACTTACCTTGGATCAGCCATTGGAGAGAAATGTTATTATACAAGATCTGGAATCGCAGGTAAATGACGGAACAGTTGAACCTATGGAAGCAAAGGTTAAACATAAAAGGAAAAATGGTGCTTTGGTAGAAATACAGGGTCTTGGACTTTTAGCATTAATTCCCCAGGATAAACTGGGTAAGAAAGGAAATAACATAAGAGTCGGAGACGATGTTACTGTTATTGTCTACGAGGTTGAAACGATCTCGGGAAAAATATTCGTTAAAGTAGTAGATGCCGGATAATAGAACACATTTTGACAAGCTTAATGCACTCAGTTCCTCCGTAATAGGATTTGAATTTGAATTTTATACCGACCTTTTAAAAGGTAAGGCTGCTAAAGCATTATCCCAGCTTGTCAAAAAAAAAGTTATAGTTTCTGAAAAATATCACTCAAAAACTCCAGTAGACGCAAACAACTTCAAGTTGGAGCCAGATTATTCTGGTGGCAATAAGATGGTTGAACTTATTACTGGACCACTTCCATACATGGAGGCAATTCCAATTTTAATAAAGATATTAAAATGGATAGACGAAAACGGATGGACTAATGATAGATGTGCATTCCAGTTTTCAGTCAGCTTCGATAAAAACAGAAGAGACGTAAAGCATAAAATTGAGACAATAGATAAACTTAAGTTTGTATTAGGTCTGGACGAGGGCCTAATATATTCTAAGTTTGGCTCCAGGGAAAAGAACGTCTATGCTAAATCTGTTAAAAAGGTACTACCTAGAAATAGATTCTCCATACTTGAAAATATTACTACCATAGACCCAAAAATGTACAAAGTTCCTGAGGATAAGTACTATGGAGTAAATTTTACTAAAATACCAAAAGGCTATATAGAATTCAGATATCTTGGTAATAGAGATTATCAGAAAAAAATTAAGGATATAAGAGAGATAATTGATTATATTATTCTTTATCTTTATGATATGTTAAGTGGAAGAATCTCCGGATATAACAAGCAGGATCTTGCTACTCTTCAGATGATGATGAATAAATATTCTAAAGTTGTTAGATCTTTCAGCGATCCTGATATATTTTTTAGAAATTACCCGGACTTTCATATTTTTATAGATCTTAAAGGATGGGACGAAAATGTTAAAACCTACTTTTTCTCCATAAGAGATAAGATATTTGATCTTATAGTTGATGGTAATATAACTTCATGTTATTTTAACTATGATACTACGACTGGTAGATGTCAGGTTAAGGAAGCCAGAAGTAGAGGAGCATTCGAAATAAGCGGGGTTGATCTTATATTATGTGACATAAAAAATGCAACAGTCAGAGATTGTAATATTTATAACTGTTCTATAAAAAAATCATGTGTTGAAGATTCTTTCATCTTTGGAGGTACTAAAATAATCTCATCCAAAATAAAAGCTACTATAGTTGATTATGGCAACGAGCTTAAGGATTGTTTTATAGATTGTGAGAATAAGAACATAAACTGTAAGATAGTCGGCGGTGTTTTTAGGGGTGGAATACTTGGTGATAATTCTGATGTAAGTAAAGAAACTATGAAAGTAAAAGCTCCAGAGGATGTTAGAATGACTAGATTTGTTACCGATAGCAGACTTAAGAATCTTAATGATCAATATGGTGGTTCTAAATTTGGAAATATGAACTACTAAAAATAAAAACCTAACATGACACAAGACGAACTAGTACAAGAAATTGGAGATGCATTAAATTTTAGTTGTGCATTACCATATAGCTTGAATGCAACAGAAATGGAAAGAATTATAAAAAGAGCCAAGGCTTGGTTTTATGATAATTATCAGTATGCTGTAGAAGATAGAGTTTTTGTTATAACAAATACCATATTTGCACATCCTGAATTTAAAAGAACTAGACAAATAGTTCTTCCACCATCTATAATTGGAGTTTACGAGGTTAGAGAACTTGGAGGATCTGGACTATCGGGTACGCCTGATAGGGATTTCGGTGATTCAAAATTACTTGGTTCTGAATTATTACTTTCTCCTTTTATGGGAGATAATATGGTTTATAGAACTGTTATGTATTCATATTTCGATCTTGCAAAAGCATACATGTTAAATACTTTTGCATACAAATATAATAAAAACACAAAAGCACTAACTATACTAGGTAGAGATCCAAATAGATCGGGTAAGGGTGGTCAACTCGCTCAGGGATTTGGAGCTGGCGGTATGGATGTTTCTGTTAGATGTCACGTAGCTATTCCCGATGAATATCTTTTTGACGATGAACTTTTTGTAAGATATTGCATAGCTAAATCCAAAATAGCGCTTTCGCAGATGCTTAGTGTGTTCACCTATAATCTTCCTGGTGGTGTTACTATAAACGCTTCTGAGATAGGAACACAGGGTAATACAGAGTTACAGGAGGTCATGGATATGATTAATGGAGAAAATACTCCTTCTTATTTTCTTCAGTGGAATTAAAAAATTAATAGATTATTTCGAATATCACTATCTGTTCTTTTATTGATATATAAAGGGAATTAATTCCCTATGAGAGAAATTTATAATAGAGATCCAAATGATCCAAAGTACAATCCTTACCAATTAGAGGTATCAGATCCAATAGAGATCTGTACCGGTCAACTTAAAATGCTACTCCTTACTAATAAGGGTGAAGTATTAGGTGATCCTAAATTTGGTTTAAATTTAGAGGATCTTATTTTCAATTTAGAGCTTTCCGAATATAGTATAAAAAAGGAACTTGATCTTAATCTTAAGGTCTATGTTCCTCTTTTTGCAGCATTAGGTGGAACTTACGAATTGAAATTTTATGTTGGTACCCAAAGAGATGTAGCAACACTTGATTTTAATATACAATCTGATAGTGGACTAAGTCCATTAGTGACACTAAAATTAACATAACAAAAAGAAATGAATATATTTAAAAAAAATAATATACTTATTGATGGATTATTGGGTGATACCTTTTCTTTTCTTCAAACCACGTATAACCAAACAGCAAATGTTTTTACTGTTGCCTCTGCATGGGGACAAATACTTTTCGTTTTACAAAACCTTTCCCAGCTTATACTCTATTTTATAGAGGATTCCATAACAGAATTAAATATGCAGGAAGCAACAAGGGACTATTCTGTAAGAAGTTTAGCCAGAATTGCAGGCTATGATCCCGGAAGAGCATCAGCAGCTCAGGGTGAGGTTTCTATCTCATGGAATACTAGGGAAGGTGACGTTTCTGGCGGTGCTGTTATAATAAAGAATAATTCGCAGATAAGGTGTTTACAGAATGGTAAAATCTATTCTCTTAGATTTGGAAGCAATGAAGTTACTATGCCATTGGTAAGAGGAAATTCAATAGCTACTAAGCTAGTCCAGGGAAATTTTGAGACCGCTACCGTTACTGGAACTGGTATAGCTCTTCAGAGTTATAATCTTCCATCCACATCAGGAGCTTTTATAGATCAATTCTATATTGATGTTTATGTAAATGAGGAAAAATGGAAAAGATATGATTCGCTTTATGATATTCCATTAAATGGTAAGGGTTACCTTGTTAGAAGTGGTATACAGGAGGGTATAGATCTTTATTTTGGTAATTCAAATTTCGGTATGGTTCCTCCTAGTGGATCTGTGATAAGAATAGAATATTTACAAACTAGTGGTATAAGTGGAAATACGAATTCAACAAAAGAAACCCCACTTACGTATAAATTTGTAACAACTGGTACTGATCTTTTTGGTGGTGAGGTTGATTTGAATCTTTATATAGACATTAAAAATAATATAGATCCAACATTTGGTACGAATCCGGAAAGTATAGCTCTTATAAGATTGATTGCTCCAAAGACAAGTAGATCTTTTGTATTTGCAAATCCTGAAAATTATGAGATATTTCTAAGTAAATTCGGCGTGTTCTCACAAATACAAGCATTTTCAACTTTTGATGATGATTATTTGGATGACGATAATATAGTATATCTCTACCTAGTTCCTGATATAACATTAAATCTTACAACAAATGAGGATTATTTTAGTGTACCTGATGCAGATTTTCTTTTAACTATTCAGCAAAAAACAAAAATAATAAATCTTATACAGGACTCTGGATCAATGATAGCTACTACTGTTGTTAAAATAGTCGAGCCTATTATAGCTAAATATGTTGTTAATGTAGTGATATCGATCTTTGAGGGAAATGATCCTGAGACAATAAAGCAAACAATCAGAAAGAGATTTTCTGATTATATGTTAAATAATAAAAGAAGAGATAAAATTCCAAAATCTGATCTTATAGCAATAGTCGAGGGTATAGAAGGTGTTGATTCAGTTTCTTTATTTTTTATTGGACAAAAAAATGAGGCAAATCAGTTGTTAATAAAGGATCTTTCTAACGTTAGTGATTCACAATACTCTGAGGTTATAGGAATGGATAATTTTGGTGATATATTAATAGGAAGAAATGAGCTTGTTATACTTAGAGGCGGATGGTCGGATAGGAATGGAACATTCTTTACTGATAGTATAGTAGCAGGTAAACCTGGACCCCTTAATATAACAGTTTCCTCCATAGTTCCTAGAAATTTTAGAAGCGGACTAACGACCGAACTTAAGAGTCAATTAGCAGCACAAAATAAATAATAATAATGCAATCATATTCACCTTTTTTTCCGGAACAGGATCTTAGTGTTAATTATACAGTTAAAGGGTTAATTCCAAAAACAACCAATACTACTTTCTATAATTCAAAAGATTTATATATGACAATAGAACTTGCTACCAATCGTGCTTATAATATGGGATGTTCTGGCTATCGTGCTATTACAACAAATGCTAATGGCTCGTATATGTTTGGCCCTTGTTCTTCTTCCGCTGATTATAAGAAAATAATGAAGGAGATGTCTAAAGAAAATGTTGAGAGAAGGTATTATGATTTTGACCAGGATCAGAATCTATATGATATTAGGGACTCACAGAATGATAATTTGTACAATGGCTTTAATTACAAGGATCAAATTCTTAGAAGAAGTTTATCTAATATTATATACAAAGATCCAATGAAGGAAGGAATTCTTAGCTATTTTGAAAGAGTGGTGTATGGGCTAATAGAATCAACAAAGGGTATAAAGAACTTTGTTAATTATACAGTTAAAAGAAACAATAAAAGAGTTTTCTAATTTAAAATGACAAATCTAAATCTCAATTTTTATAATAAAAGTGGTAATCCATTAAATTTCGATTATATAGGACCAACGGGACCAACTCCCCTTGATGTTAGATCCTCGTATATAATGAGTAATTCCGCTAATATCCCTGGATATTTTGAATGGATAGAATCTAATGATGATTATATTCTTACCTTCAATATATCGGATGCGACTAGTACTAATCTTTATACCTGGTGTATAGAGGTAAATGATTTCATAGATAAAGGTGCAACTGTTTACCTTAATGGTTATATTCCAACAGCTAATACCAATTTTAAGGGTAAAATATCTCTGGTATATAATATAGGTTCGACATTTTCGCTTACCCTTCCCAAGAGTAATTTTCTTGGTCAAAGTATAATAAGCTATGACACTAATGTATATTTTGAAACTAGTTATGATAATAGACCTGGTGGTTATTTTAAAGGTAATATTTACTTTGATCCTATATCTACTGGTCTTTATGAGAATGAGCAGGTTTTCGTAGTACAGGAATTTGTAACTACTGGTGGGCTTGAATATGGTTTACCGCATACATCTAATATAGGTTCCACCGGTGCAAAATGGAGAACTAGATGGTATAATGATAATTATGGGGAGGTAGATGTATCTGAAATTATATTTACGTATGTTATAGAGGATCAGTTAAGTGGAGGGGACGGTCAGCCTTTAATAGTTAGCTATCCAAATATACTTATTCCCGTTGATTCGGATGTAACTGATTATTATGACCATGGATTGATTGTTAGTAATAATGTAACTTCTGACGCAATAGCAATAAATGTTGCGTTAAACTCATCGGCTGAACTTGAGAATGTTTATGAGAGAAAACTTATAGTTGAAGATATAACCACAGGGACACCACAAAAAGTTATAGAAATAGATTTCTATGGTCAAACTATAGCAGAGGATGAAAGATTTAAGGTACTACTTGAAAATATTGGAAGATCATTCTATAATACTGATTCGATAATATTGAGGGACCATGATCCTGCTGAGCCTGTTCCTAACTTTCTTGAAATTAACGAGAAAAGAAAAGAACTACTTATAGCTGGTGATGATATATTTCCTTATATAGGTAGTTATAAGGGTCTTATTAATGCACTTAAGTTCTTCGGTTACCAGGACATGAGAATAAAGGAGTATTGGCTTAATCTGAATTATAAGAATTTAAAATTAGAATCTCCGCTACAACAAAACCAGACATTTCTTAATAAAATAAAAACTCAGCAAGCTGCCAATGGATATTCGCAGTCTTATAATATTGGTGACGTTTTGGATAACGAGAATTCTGGAAAATATAAACTTACGCAGACATATGGACCTGATAATAAGGGAAATTATGTTCTTAACGTAACATCTGAAAATTCACAGCTTCCTAGTAAAACTATAAAGAAAACATCATTATTTGGTCTTTATTATGATTTGAATAAGACTACCAATGACACTGATGAATACGGATATCCAGTGGTTGTTGATGCATTTAAGTTTACACAGGAGGAGGTCCTTATAAAAATATTTGCATTAAAGGAGAGACTTAAGAGGGATTATCTTCCTCTAAATGCAAGAATAATAGATATAACAGGTGAGGGTGTTTATTTTATGATCCAGAATACCAGGTCATGGACTGATCAGATGATTAGATCTGATATAAACATAGGATATGATTTTGGATTTTTCCCCAATCCAGATTTTGGATTTATAGAGGATCTTAGAAATTTCAATATAAGACCAAATCCTAATTATATACAGACACCTAGTTCTTATAACAATTCATATTCTCTGAATGTTACCTTTCCTGGTGGTACTGGGAGTGCCGTTAAATTTGTTGGTGATATACCATACGGAATTACTGGGAATAACCCAATTTTAAGGTTAGAGGCAGGAAAAAAATATGTCTTTAGCGTCAACGATCCTTCCGGATATGGAATTGATCTTTCTATTACCTCTTTCCCCGGATTTCCAAGTGGCAATTCCTTTCAGTGGGTAAGCAATGTACCAACTGGAATAATTAATAATGGGGCAACTGGTGGGAATTCACTGGAATGGTATATAGCTCCTGAAGCATCTGGTGTAATACATTATTATTCCAATTATAATCCATCTTTGCTATCAGGCACCATAGAAATAATTTCATCTACGTTATCAGATCTTGGTAATATAATAAATCCATTGGATTCCCAACAAATCTATACACCAGCACAGAATAATTCATTATTGACTGCTATTGGTAATTTTTATGATCTTAAACAGAACGGAAAGATCGCCGAACTTGGCGATGGTAGATTTGATCCTCCCGCATATACGGATCCTGTAACAGGAAAAATGTATAATACTCCAGTTGGTATGCCAGTGATACTTGAAATCTCTGCCGATAGATGGGAATGGAACGAATTAAATATAAACTGGGATGCGTTATTAATACCTACATATAGACCTGGTGATAGGGTTAAAGTTAAGTCTAGCGGTGTATTTGGTACTGTTACTGCTGTTTATTATAGTAGCGGTGAATATGATGTTGCATTAGATAATTCAACTAGTGGAACCTTTGGTGAGAATGAGATTTTTTCCACTGCACAGAATTATACGATGCTGAATTGGAAAAATATTGATTTCTCTAACATGATGGAAATTGAGTGGATTCTAAATAAGTCAGCAACTCAACCGGGTACACCTTATCATTTCGAATTTAGAGGATCCATAGTGGACTATTATAAGCTAGCGCACTTCTTACCTTACACTGGAGAATATCAGGTCATATGTAACACGTATGATGCCTTTAATGCAAAGACCAGCGTTATTAAGAATTCTTCTATATTTGTCGACCCTAAAACCGTGGATATCGATTCCTGGACTAGATATAGAGAGGTTGAGAATTATTTATGGGAGAATGTTGATAGGGAATGGAAGGAGTATGATTCCATATGGGAGTATCCTTCCGAAGGTTCAACCGTGGATGAAGTCAAAAAAACAATACCTTCGGAGATACTAGACTTTGCAACTTATGGAAATAAGGCTGACGACGGCCAGGATCTTTATGTTAGAACAACAGAGTCATCGGTTGGTGCATATGGTGATATAACAATTACCCAAATAACCCTTAATATTGCAAGCGTTGAATCTTTTGAAATTGCAGGGATTAGTGGTCAGTATGGATATTCTGTGATCACTACAACAGGTCTTCATGATCTTAGTGATGATGATTATGTAACAATAACTGGTAGTATACCTCAGATTAATGGTAGATGGCCAGCAACAATTATAGATTCTTATTCATTCAATATACCAATTACCCTTGAATTTTTATGGGGTGGGATTCTGCTTCAAATGCTATCCCCTAAAAAACTCTATGTTAATACATCTATATATAACTCACAGAGGGTTCTGGGAGGAGGAAGTCTATCAATCTATGTTAACAATAGATTAATAGGATATAGTCAGACTGGCGATAGCTTATATAATACTGCAAATGAGATAACGTCCTCTGTGAATTCACTTAGAACATATCCTGATTATTTTGCTTCCTGTGAAAATCCACAGGCTGATCCTGTGACAATTACAATATATGCACCTAGTGAACTTGGTGCTGATCAAAATGGTATTGAGCTAAGAGCGGAAGAAAGCGGGTCTATAGATTTGTTATTTGTTACTCCGTCATTAACTGGTGGGGTTAATCCTATGGATTATTATGTTTATTGGGAGGAGGAAATGAAAAATTATCCTAACCCTAATTTAAAATACTGGGGAACCAAAAGATTAAATTGGCAAATATTCAATGAAAGCACATGGGATGATGGGTATGCACATTCATGGTATGATTACGAATTCAATAACGATTGGCTCGGTGGATATGAATTGCATTCGCTTCTTACATTTGATAACCTATCAATCTCAACAGGAAATGAAACGTATCCATTTCCAAGTACTCTTGTTTTTTATGGTGTTACAGGTCCTTTTAATAATCAATTGACACTTTCAGGAGCAGCAGAACAATTAAATAATGGCGATTCCAACATAACAAATTTTTATTATAGAGTGATTCCTGATGATTCTGGTTCATTATTAACAACAACTGGACCTATAAATGTTGATGTTGGCAGCATTGGTTTAGTTAATGGTCCATACTATCCACCACCTTCATTGATCGGTGGAAGTGGACTTCTTTTGCCTGAATTCGGGTATACTGGTGGTGCTCCTGTTACAACAACAACTAGTACAACAACAACTAGCACAACAACAACAACGAGTACAACAACGAGTACAACAAGTACGACAACTACAACAACATTAGCTCCTACTACTACAACTACAACAACTACGACATTCTCACCGTTTGATTGTAGCTTACCTGGTGGTAGTGCAGTGGTTTATGTACCACCAACTACAACAACGAGTACAACAACAAGTACAAGTACAACCACTACAACAACTGCTAATCCTTATGGAACATTTAGTGTGTCTAATCAAAGTGGTTCATTAATAGCTGGTACCTGGAATATATTTATAAATAGCGTACCTTATAATGATTTTTTTACTGGATATGCATCTATACCTAACAATACTTTTGCAACACTACCTATGAATAATACATTTAGTCCACCTAGGACCGGTACATTTAGGATAGAATTTACACCAGGAAGTGGGATAACTACATCCAGACAAGCAAGATTAACTGCTGGATCTATAGCAGGCCCAGTCAATTTTACTTTTGGTTCTGGTAAATATACTGCTACTATTAATGTAACTTCACCTAATGCTCAACTTGGATATGCTATACAGATAACTTAAAAATAATAAAAAATGACAGTAACAATAACATTAACATCGCCAGGATTGGATACTGGACCATTTGATTTATATTCAAATATTGATTCCTATGCTGCTCCTTTTCAGAGCGGTGTATCTAGAGCTTCACTTATTAGTGGATATAATGCTACAACAGTACCTAATGGTGCAACAACGATTAAGGTAAAATCTAATAACGTAAACTGTACGAGCGAAATATTTTTAAGTATATCAGGAATCACGACAACTACAACTAGTACGACCACAACAACAACGGCTTGTATAAGCGTTATTTATGGATTTGATGAATTTGATCCTGTCGCTGCTTGTTCTAATTATTCTAATTATCCTGGAAATTATCAGTGGAATGGCACATTGCTTTTTGATCAAACATTCCCTACTGGATGTACCTTGATATCGGGGGCTGGTTATTATTCAGATGGCTCTGACGTTTGGTATTGGGACACTGTTAATCTTACATATGATTCTCCTTGTTTTGATAGTGTATCTATTAATATTTATGCTAAAAGGAATGGTAGTGTATCCATAGGAAATAATGATATGGAGATAACTATTAGTCAGGATGGTGGATCGACATGGACTTCTGTTGCTACTGGATCATTAACAACAACGATGACCCTTAAGGCATTAACAGTATTCATTATTGGTTCACCCCTTTTAGTTGGTGTCATAAGAAACGGAGCACCTTATCCATTAAGTTTTGCTAGAGGATTCTCTGCGGGTGATGGTTGTCTTAATGATTTCTACTACTGCGGCCAGGATCTACCACCTACAGTTACGTCTGGCGGATGTGGAGGGGCATACATAGGCCCAGGAACTTATAATTATGGTACTATTACTAGTACGCCTTTTAATATTTATCTCAACCTTGCAACACTTTCCAATGATTATGTTGAATGTCTTATCTAATCCGAAACAATAGTTTAGTGCTAACGTATAATTTATAAATTCTACATAATGCAAAATAAAGTTGTTTTTATATGTGCACAACCAGATGTTCCATATTTTCATTGGCAGGTTGAAGTATTTATAAACAATGCCATAAAAAATGGTATAAATCCAAACTGGATAGAGATAGTTTTTGGGTATGACGTGATGCCATCGTCGGAGGGTATGGATCTTGCTAGAAGATATCCGTATGTTAGAGTATTTTTCTATAAGAAGGATAATATAAATGATTATGGCTATATCCCAGTTATTAGACCAAATATACTTTCTAAACATTTTGCTGCTTATCCTGAACTGTCCAATGAAAATATATTTTACCATGATTCCGATATAATATTTAGAGAACTTCCAGATTTTGATGCATTAACAAATGATAATTTTTGGTATCTTAGTGATACTGTTTCCTATATAGGTTCTGATTATATAAAATCAAAATCTGACGATCTTTTTATTGAAATGTGCAATATTGCAGGTATCGATCCAGATCTTGTATCCGATAATAATAAAAATTCAGGAGGGGCTCAATATCTAATGAAGGGTATAGACAGCGAATTTTGGAAAGGGGTTGAATTCGTTTCGCTAGATCTATATAAATATATGAGCGAGAGGGAAGCTTCTGAAAGATCCACATTGGATGAATTACAGATCCCGTCATATAATCCGATCCAAAAATGGTGCGCAGATATGTGGGCTGTTTTATGGTGTGGTCTTAAGAGAGGTAATCAGGTTAAAATATCTGAGGAGCTTGGATTTAGCTGGGGATCCTTTTATGGAACAGGTGAATGGAAAAGACATAAGATAATGCATAATGCTGGTGTTGTCGATAATGCTGGTGGTAAATTTTTTTACAAGGGTGAATTTATAGATAAATCTCCGTGGGAGGCAGACTTTAGCAAAATTGACGATAAGCACAATACTTATAATTATGTACAAGCAATATTGTACGCAAAGGAGAAAAGAAATACCCAATAGTTTTTGTACCTATTTTATTTAGATATATATTCCGAATAAAAATAAGTAGATGTCAGAACAATTAGGTATAAATCAGGGAGATTCCATATATTATTATGATCTTAGCACAGGTGCAGTATCCAGAGAATGGACTTTCCAGGGAGGAACACCAAGCACTAGTACTGCTTATGGACCAGATATTAAATATTATGGTGTTAATTATACTGGATATAGTACAGAATTAGTTATAACCGGTGCTGGTGGTATAACTGCAGCAGCTTTCAAATCAAATATAATAGTTGTTTATCCCGAAATTTTTTCGCCTGATATAGAAATAACACAGACCCTTGATGTTATTGCATACGATCCACCCATCAGTAAAATGAGTAGTCCTGTAACATATACAGCGGCAGGAACAGTAAGCAGTGGATATGCTTCGCATTTTTGGGATATTCCTCAATTAGGACCTACATCTGGAGCATTATTATCCTCCGTAACTTATTCATGTACCGATTGGTACTCCTTAACCGGGACTTATATGGGAGCACCTGCTTCATCATATCTTTCTAATGCTATTCTTAGTTTTTCTTCAGTTGTTGACAATGGAGCAGTAGTAAATAAGAATATTAATTTTAGAAAAATCGGAGTTGATGAGAATATTAATTATTGGTCACCAGGAACTTATGCTACTGGTGGTAAATATTATAATGTTTCTACACTTTCTCTGAGAACGTCAGCCATTGGTTTGTCCGGAAATAATATAGTACTTAAAATAGATCTTGGCCCATATTCTCCAAGATGGGATAATATAAGTTTTCATTCGACTCAGGAGGCTGTTTATTTATGTGTTAACAGTCCAGATATATCCAAATCTTATTCCCCGATAAAAACAAATATGGTTCTTACTGGTACTGCATTGATTGCTGCTGGTGTTACTGGTGGATATTCATCAATGAATAGAATTATGCTTGGTAATTATATAATTCCCAATGACGTTTCCTCCAAATTTGATAATAGATTCTATATAACTGATAACGGTACAGGCTCCATATTTACTAATTTAATAGATGGGTTAAGAAAATGGAACACTGATGCTGTTAATGATTTTGTTAGCAATAAATATTATCTTTCTGGTTCCAGTAAATTTATAGAGATTGCAGGATATAGAAAAGTATATGATGATTTTACGATGACATTTACTAGACCCCCGTTTGCTGATCTTGCATCTGGCATAGGTTACAAGGAAAACTATACTGGGTATGCATGGGACGGTGGATGGTGGGAATATGACGGATATGTTAATCCACAAAAATATTACCACGGTGTATGTATACCAACTGGTGCATTATTGGAGGAAAAATACGACCTTCCTAGTGCTGTTGATGTTGATATAAGAATAACACTCAGAGATTCTAGTGAATCCGAAATTGCTGATTTTGAATTTAAAGCTTCGCCATGGGGCAATATGGGTAATAGCCCGGATAAGTATTTAATCTGCGCGGCAGACACTTCGTTTGGCTCTGAATCTGGTATAGCAAAATTAATAAATTCGGAAATAGCAGCACAACCGGGTGGTCTTTCAGATAATATAATATTTGAGGTTAATTATAATCTATGCCCATATGCTGATGGTGGTGCAGAATTACTTTATGCAAATGAAATGTTCGGAGCTCTTAAGATGTCTATAAAGGATCCATTGACAAGTGCGACCTATGGTAATAAATACATACATTCACTTGAAATAGGATGGGGAAGTCAGATGTCTGATTTTATAAATGGTGCAATTATCGACCACCTGGATTTTCCAGCTGTTCCTTTTGCGTCAGATGTTAAGCAGAATGGAGCTGACATGGCATCATGGACGGGATTACCCTCAAAAATAACTGTTCCTGCTTCATCAGAAAGTACATATTTTAGAGGGTGGAGAATAGGCGGAGAATTGTAAAATTAATAAAAAATAAATAAATGGCAAGTTACGGTTTAATAATGAATCAAATATCCATAGATAGTGAATTCTATGTGTGGGGATGTGGTCAGGATATCAGAAGATTTAATGGTGAATCATGGGAATACTATGATTATACTAACTCCGCTGTTCCCAGTGGATTTCCATATTTTCTTGATACAAGAAGTATAGACATTGATAATGAGGATATCCTATGGGCAGGTGTCGCTCAGGGACCGACTGCTGGGCTTAATGAGTTTTCTGTTTTCTCTCTTGATACTAATGATGTTTCGAAAGGAAGATCATGGAAGTTCTCGGATCTAGGTGTATTTAATGAACCACAGGAGATATCGTTAGTTTATTCGTGTCCGTTTGGTGATGACGTCCTTGTTTTTTCTACGCCACTGAATGGTATAGGAGGTACAGGTACTACTGGATATACGGAGGTTAATGGTGTAACTGGTGGAAGGCTTTTCAATTATTACAAGCAAATAGACAAATGGAAAGAAATTGTACCCGGGTATAACTGGCCTCATATATACGACATAAAAGCTAAAGGATATGACGGAAAGAATTTTTTTTATTATATAGCAACATCGGAGGGATTATTTTCGATACCTGATGGATCGCAGGAAGTCCAATATCTGAGCGGCGGCGGTGAGATTATTGAACAGGCTGAAGTTTATAATACGAAGACATCAGATATAATATCAGATAATATTTATTCAATGGATCTTGATGAGGATGGTAATCTTTGGATAGGAACGGATTTGGGTCTTTCTTTCTTTAATGGTAAGAAATTCTGGAATTTTTACACAACGGATACCGGAATAATTTCGCCAGGACCAGTAACTAAAGTTGTTGCAAGACCTAATGGACATGTTTTTTTAACTATTGGTGATGGTGAGTTAAACGATGGTACTGGTCTTTGGCACTTTAATGGGTCAACATGGACACAATTTACTGATGGAACAATAATGTCACCCTCCTCACAGACTTATATTCAAAATAATAATGTACTGGATATTAAATTAATAAAACACAATACTAAGCAAGTTGATCTTAAATTATATGGGAATTCCTTATGGGTTCTTTGCTATAATGCTCTCTCTTCCTTTAATTATGACCAACCACATGTTTATGGTAGCTCTAAATATGCAGGGGCAACAGGCTGGAATTTTACCAATTTTAATGAAACAGCTTTTCTTAATAATGCTCCAATACCAAAGGTTAATAAATATACGTGGGATTACCCTGAATGGAGAGTATATCAGGATTCTTATTTGACTACAAAATTCCCGGGTTTGGATGAAAGAAACCTTTTCCTTACAACTAAGCTTAGCGATATAGCTGACGGTAGCGCAGGAAAGCAACCATATTGGAACAATTGGCCAATTGAAACTTTTGAGGAAAAGCAACTTTCTGATAATATAGATTCTCCATATTTTAATGAACAGATACAATTAAATAAATTTTCTCCGCCTAATCCATTTACCGGGATTAGTCCAGGGAGTATGTCCATAACATGCTCGACTACTATTAAAACGAGACATGGAATAAAATATTATATTGGTGGTAATTTAACTGGAAATGTTGAAGCAATATTTGGATATGATTATAATGGGAATCCAGCAAGTTTAAAAAATCTAAATCCAACTCTGGGAGGTAAGACATATTATTCGAGTGCTGGGTTAAGCTCTCTTGATTATGGTGTAATGGGATTTGTTGTTTGTTATAATGAATATGGAGCGGTTGATACTATGCTACCATTTAGAGGATATAGAACTTATGTACAAGATATAGCTCCTTCTGAGAATGATAATTTTGTAGCGGTTTCTGGATATTTCTCAAGATTTATCGAGGATGGCCCATATATTTGGGATTCATTAGAGAGTGAAAATATATCAAGAGGTGGCCCGACCGGAGCTCCAGCTGGGCTAACAAATGTCAATTATTATAATCAATATGCCTCTGAATTCCCGTGGGTATCTTTGGATAGTGTGATAACAGGTGGCTCGTGGGAATTTGGAACCGCATATCCACCTATATCAGCAGGTTTTTCTATAGCTCAGGGTCCAAATCAAACATTTGAGGATGTTGCTTCAATAACATTCAATTATATCGACATTAATGGCAATCAAGCATTACAACTCCAGAATTTTGTTACTGGAAACGTTATAAGTATAACAAGTGTTGTTGGTGGGGTTTCCTATATTATAGAATCTATTGAGAGTATTATTGGTATTTCTGGACTTAAATTCAATGTTAGTTATGCATCAGGTGCAACAGGATCATTTATACCCACTATTGGTGATGTTTCAGATTTTCTTTTCTATTCTACAAAGAGCGGTGTTTTTCCGAGCGTTAGTTTATTAAATACAAGAACACAATACTGGGATACCAGTTTGATAATTTGTAACAGTCCATTTGTTGCTAAAATTGGTAGAGATCTTGGGAATACTACATCGTTTACAGGTCTAGGAATTAATTCTAATTATCTTAGCGATATTAGAAAATCATATAGAGGATTAGGATTTCGTCATTTTCCAGCAAAATATGAATCAAGAAGAACCGATTTGAAGGAAACAAAAATTGATATAACTAAGTATTCAATAAACCTCATCATCAAATCGTACATCAACTTATCAGCCAGTAGGCCAGCCATACAAACTGCGGATGTTTCTACACTGAAGAATTTATGGAAAAGAAGTAATGATGACTATTATACATCTGAAAAAATATTAGGTGTCCCTTATAATATATCACAAACCTGGTCTGGTGACAGCGTTTTATCCTATGTTCGTTTGTCGGCTGAGGATCTATCACTAATGACCACTGCCGATTCAACAACCTATCAGACAGGAGCTTCTATACAATCGATTAAAAATATAAGCAGTACCAAATCGATGCATAATGATTCGAGTACATTAATAACCGGGAACTCTAATAGATCCTTTAATATGTGTGGTGTTGATTTCATTGCTACTGAGAATACTTATACACAGTTTTATTTAATAGTTGACAGTACAGGAACTGGTTTAACCGGTGGGTATCTGAACGGTAAAACCGGATCTTTGTATCTACCAAAAGTTTCCAATAATCAATCAATATATTATATAACTACTGAATTTGGTGCATCAGGTAGTTATTTCGGAAACAATTTCGTTGCAGATACGTCAACAGAAGGAACTTATTTTTTAACGTCAGGTATAACAGAGCAGGGAACACCAAAAACATTCTATACTACATTTATTGATATCCCATCATCAACCACATATCTTACCGATGTTGCTCTATCTGGTGATGATCAATATTATATAGCATATAGAAGGTCTGATGCCCCTCAATTCATAGACGCATATAGACATGTTATAAAAACTGATTTGAATGGAATAATATTAAATGCTATTAATTTTGGTGAAGCCGATGTTACATCATTTACGCTATCTTCTGATGAGGGTGGAAATCTTTTTATGTCTGGTTATTATGCTAATTATGAGGATGTTCAGGGTGATAGCTATATCTTTTTACCATCAAATACTGGTTTTAGTTTATTAAGTAAAAAATATAAAGCTGAGCTTGGACTCAATATGGGACAAATCATATCCAGACCTGGATCGGGGGCATGGACATGGTGCGATGTTCATTCAACGGACAGTGGGATGCAAATACCTCTTATGACCACTGTGGTTTTTAATAATTATGCTTCAAACATTTATGGAAAACAAAATAATAAGTGGATACTTAGTAATTCTATAACAGGGGATGAGATTTTAAACGTAAAGAACACACCTTATTTCATCTATACTTTCACAACCCCTGGTAACTATACAATTTATAATAGCGTTGAGGACGCGGCAGGTAACGTGTACATACAGACAAATCCTGGCTATATAGAAGTTATAGATCATAAACAAAAAAATCCGGACGATAGACGTCCGGATTTTGTTAATTCTTTTGATTATGGTGAGCCAGAAGTTTTTCCTGGAAGAGATTATCAGGTTCATAAATTATCCAAGGATCTTGCTGCTGAGCAAGCTGCCATACTTAGAGATGGGGTTATTCCTTTTGGAGCTGAATTTACTGTATATAATAATCCTGATGCAACATTTAGAGATGATAAATAATTAATCCAAATTGTTTTCCTCCTTGTATTTTTCATAATTATCAGTAAGCTCTATAAGTATTGGATTTCTAACTATATCTTCCCTGGTGAAAACAAAAGAATCACATTGACCTACTCCTTTTGCTACCTTTTCTGAAAATGTAAGTAGGTCCTTTTTTCTTGCTTTTAAATCCCATTGTGTTATATCACCACATATAATTATACGTGAATTGTGTCCCATCCTTGTTAATACAAGCATTATTTGTCTAAGATCTGCATTTTGTGCTTCGTCCAGGATTAATATCGTATCATCAAATGTTCTACTTCTCATAAAGGCTAAGGGCTGCATATCGATAGTTTTCGTGTCTGTCATCAACTTTATTTTTTCCTTAGTTTTAAGTATTTTTTCCATATTGGAAATATAACCCTCCATATATGGAGCTATTTTCTCGTCAACGGATCCTGGTAGAAACCCTAAATTCTCACCAGATTCAACAGCTGGTCTTGCCAGAATTATTTTTGAATGCTCACCCTTTCTTATTAGATCAAGAGCTGCATAACATGCCACAAATGTTTTTGCTGTCCCTGCTGGACCTGTGCAAACTGTTAGAAAGTTATTCTCTATTGTCCTAAAAAACTTTAGCTGAGAATCTGTGAATTTAATGTGATTGAAATCATCCTTCTGAAGAATTGGTCCTTTTGGTAAACCCTCTGCTTTTACAACCTTTGTTGATTTAGCTTGGTTTTTCTCAACTTTAACCTGGATCTGTTCATTTTTTGCTTTTTTTCTTGGCATCTTTTTCTTGTTTTTTTGTTTAATAAGAACTTTTTCAAATAACATCGAAGTTTAATTGCAGTGTTGATTTGAATATAGATATATATTTCACTTAAAAAACAAATAAAAAAAAAATGGCAACAGTAAACATTAATGAAATCTTAGGATCCGATGCTATTTCGGGATCAAGAGTAACCCTAAATTCTAACTTTCTTACACTCCAAAATTGGATAAACGGATATGTTAGTGTTTTTGGTATAGACACAACGAATGGAATATTGGATCTTTCCGCTGCATCTACTGGTAAAGTACAAGCAAAGATAGGAAGATTTGATTCATTATCGTTACCTGCGAGTGGAACAGCAACAGCTTCTATTAATAGCACAGGAGCGGCATCATTTGCAAGCATTCAAACAACAACATTTACAGCATCGGGGACTTTAGTCGCAAACGGAACTGTTACATTTGGATCTGGCTCAGTTTTTATTATTGGGGGAACTGCATCTTATAATGGTCAATTAGGAGTAAATAGTGCTCTTTTATTAGGTCCACAAGGTAGAATAACAAGCCAAAATACAACCTTTGTTAATGGTGCTACTGTTGGTCAGTTATTTCCTAATAACGCGTCAGGTGGCGGTGGTGTAGTTTCCAGTGTGAATGCGCCTTATGCAATAACCGGATTGGAGGACGTTATATATGCTAATTGCGCTTCCCCTGGGTTTTATATGAAAGTTTGTGATGGTGTTTCGCCTGTAGGCGGAACAGTTCCTAATATAGCTGCAGGAACAAGAATAACGATTATTAACACATCAGCATCCGCTGGATATATTGTAACTGGTGTTACTGGATCTACTAGTTATTATACAGGATTTAATACGTCCGCTCTATATGGTGGATTTAATTCACTTGGTATAACTTCTCCTGCCGGTAAGGCATATAGATCTTCTATATCTCTTCAATGGGAGCCTAGAGTTGGTAAAGGACAAACGTCGCAAAATGGATCTTGGATAGTTCTTGGATCTAGTAATATAACAGCATAATAAAATAAAAAAACAAAATGGCAAAAACCCCATTTATCAGACCACTCCAGGTACAGGGTGGTACATTTTACAGTTTTTCTTCCTCTGCTGAGGATCTTTCTTTCACGTTTAATAATACATCCAATAAATTTAGATTTTCTAAGTTTGCACTTCTAAATATACCTAACTTTGATGACGGTACTGGTACTACTGGTGGATTTTCTAATTATGTTAAATTGAATGCACCGGATAGTGCATTCCTTGATTATGCAAATACTACCGGTATAATTATAACAGGAAATGGAAATATAGATTTTTCCCAGAGTTTTCAAAGCTATTGTTTGAATGTAGAATCTACCATAACAGGAACTGATGAATACGATTCCACTCTTAAGCAAAATGTATCGGAAAGAATATTCTTTAAATGGCTAAAGGAGATTGGAGCTATCAGATGGAGAAATGCAAATCCAACCGAGGTTTCCGGATCATTGAATCAGACGAATGTAACCTATGATTCTGCAGGATTACCAGTAACGCAGAAAAGGTATGTTGAAGGTGATGCTCCCGCGGGAACAACTGGATCTTATGGTATGACTGGTGCTGGATATAATAGGGTTGTACAATATGTCGGTAGTCTCGATATTGTGAATTCAGTAAAAAATTCAACCAATACATATTCGGAAGTTTATGTGTATATACCAACCAAGGATGGTAATTCACCAACAGTATTATTTAAAAATGTGGTCGATACAAACTATTACCCGGATTATCAATGGACAAACAATCCATCAAATCCTTTAAATGATGAGTATTTATTTGGTAGAAACTATGATGAAACTAATCCTAGCGGACTTACTAATCTTGCTATATTTGATGATGATGTACTTGGTTCACCAACCTCATCATATATTGACACATATACAGGAACAGGATATGCAGGTAATTGGTATTCACCAAGGGATACCGCAAATACATATTTTACTGACTCGCAATCAGCTTTTACCGATCCATCAAATTATATTATAAATAAATCCACTGGTCTTATAGATGTAACATATGTTAGAAGTAAGCTTGATTCGATTGGTATAGATTTTGATCCAAGCTCATATCAAGGTATAATCAGTAATCCTAATATATCTACACTCGAAGAATTTAACGCAACAGCAGATTCTACTGACTTTGAATTTAACGCTATCCTTATATATTATGATGTATATGATCCAGCAACACCGGCAACAGCAGCAACGAATTTATATGGTGTATTATTCCTTGATGATGTTAACAGCTCCAGTGGTGATGTATTTATACCGAGACTTGATAAATATAGGCCTAATCCAGTAACCAAACTGAATGGTAATTCATATGGATTTAAAATAAATCTTAAATTCGATACAGACATAGATCAGACTGGTGTCGAGCAAGCAATAAATGATTATTCTCCATTCTCTTTATCGATGTTTATGGACTCCATGAATGTGCTACAAGATGCAAGCTCAACATTGAATAATGCTGCAACCGAATTTATAGATCTTAGTAATAGAGTTACTAATCTGGAAAATATAACATTATCGTCTTCGACCACAACAAATATAGATAGAAGAATATTCCAGCTAGAACAAGCATTTGCAGCTAATCAGGCTCTTTTTAATAATACACAAGCAGTTATGGGTCTTATAAATCAAAATTATGATTTAATAAGAGCTGTTATTAATAACGAAACAAGCGTGGAAGTTTCCTATAATTTGGATCTTCTAAAACAAGGATCTGGAGTTATATTAGATAGATCGACACCGAATCAGGTTACTATTGTTAATTCTAGCCAGGACTTTAATATGCTGGACACATTAGGTGTTGGTACATTTACACAGAATGGCGACAATATAATAAACCTTTTGGATTTTTCCAATTATTATAAGCACGTAAATAATTCAACCCCATTAACACTAACTGGGGATTTGACAATAAGAATCAGTGATGGTGTTATTAATTGGAAAAACGGACAAAGATTTAGATTATCATTTGGCGATAAGATATATCCTGGAAGTTATATAATGAAGGTTCTTACTAATTCACTTGGTAAATATCCTATTTCAAATCCAACAATGTCCCCATATTCAACAACTATAATATCTTTTGACGATGCTATATTTGCTTCCCATGAATATGAACCTGTTTTCGATATAGTTTGCATAGATGCAAATAATCTTAAATTCCAGGTTGATGTAATAGGAAAGAGTTTAACAAATAATCAATAAAAAATAACCAAAAATGGCAGGAACACAAAATACAATAAGTTCTTTAGTAGCTCAGTTTTTAAGACTCCAAAAGAATTCACTCGAGATCATCAATGGCTTAAATCAGGTTGCTGTATCTACAAATAATACTGTATCAATAGAAGTACTTGACGAGCAGGGATTACCAAAAATCGCAAATATACCATCATATGGGTTTCTTAGAGGCGAAATAGATAGACTTGACACCAATATAAAATCACTTGCAGGTATAGGTGATTCATCATCGACGGTCAGAAATCCAGATGGTACTTATTCTCAGGTTTTTAAAGTTGAGACCTTGAAAAATCCACCTAGCTTGTCTAATCTTGCAATACCTAGCACGTTTTCAGTTAAGGATAATTGGTTCTTTGAAAGTTTTCTAAGTCCACTGCTTTATATAAACATAAATGTAACTGGCCAAATATCTGATTCTGCTGATAGAATTGTAGTTAAAAGAGTAATAGCAAATACTCAGACTGATGATCAGAAAGCATATTTCGACGCAAATATAAAGGGAAGAAATGACCTAACATATAACCAATATTTAAAAATATTAGGCGATAATGGTATAGGATATTTTGTTGATGAGGATATAGTTCAACTGCCTCTGAGAAGTATAAGATATATTGGTAATTTTGGTGTTATAAGCTATTATGATGATTCTGTTACAACGACCGATCAAAACGGTAACTCTTTCCAGGAGACTAGAAGAAATTATAAACTTGATAAGTTAGCATATACAGACACATTAACCAATATTAAGAATGGTAGAACATTAGATCTTAATGATAAGATAGCAACACAAGATGGTAGTTTATATCAGATAACCTCTGTTAATAAAGATCAGGCTTCTATACAGGCTAAAAGAGTTTCTGGTTATCAGCCAATACAGATTGGAGCAAATAGTATATCGATATCATCTACTGATTTTGGTCCTAGATATGTTCAGGTTAATGTTGGTTATAATGAGAGACAAGGTATATTTTTCAAAACTATAGACGATAATTTTAATATAGTTAGCGCTGATTGGTCAACTGGAATTGTATTCTGGAGTAATGAGCTAAAAACTAAAAATTCAAATGGTGAATTAGTAACTCTTGAAACCTATTATTTAAACGAAGTTTCTGATCTAGGTAAGGTTTTTCTTGGTACTGCTAAGGAAAATAAAATACCAGCAATACAAGGACTCAGTCCGGATGCTCCGCTTGTTACTGCTAATAGCTTCAAGGTCGTTCAGATAAACAAACAGGTTACTGATTCAACATCGGTTAAAGTGGTTGAGGATAAATTGAACCTTAAAACCACTCTAAAAAGCGAAATTGATGCATTAGATCAGGCCATAGCAGAAACTAGACTTGAACTTAATGCTGGTCTATCCAGACGTGTTACCGGTAACAGAAAAAGACCTAGATTAGAATCTTCCAGTGATTATGGTAATTCGTCGGATAATGGTATAAATGTACCTAATAGAAATTTTGATTATATTATAAATAATAGCAATATAACAACACCACCTGGCGTTGATGTTTCTTCCATAAAAGCTAATCTAAACAGTCTAATTGACGAAAGAACAAAAAAATCACAATTGTATGCTTCTCTCGTTGATGAGGTTAATGTCCTTGTAAAGGACGTTCCGCAGATAATAGAAGCACCAAAATATAGGGTTAGAGGTTTTTGGCCATTCCCTGCTCCTAAGGTAGATCAAACAACGGGACCACAGGAGGTTATACAATTCAATATTAAATATAGATATCTTAGTAATGGCGGAGCATCTCAGCCAGCTGAACAGATAGAATTTGTTGATAATGACGGTGCAAAAAAGAATGCTGCATTCTCAAACTGGACTGAGTTTAAAACTGACATTAGAAAAAAAGTATATGATGAAACAAGAGGAATATACGTTTGGTCTGCTGAAGTAACATCGGATGCTAATATTCAGAACGTCAATCAGTTAGACATAGCAATAACAAAGGGTGAAAGGGTTGAAATTCAAATATCATCCATATCCGAGGCTGGTTGGCCAGAAAATCCACTTGTCTCTGATTATTCGGAGTCCGTTATCATACAATTCCCAGATAGTCTAAGCGTTACTGGCGTTGCAGCTACACTTAATGCAAATACACAGGACGCTGCAGTAGTTAAAATGCAAAGAAGTCTTGATTCACAAGGTTTACCTTCGCATCTTTCGCAGCAGTTTACTGCTGGAGATAACACATATTATCATGATACTACTGGTATAGCCAGTGGGTTTTTTACTAGTGCAGGTACGGTAATAAGTCTATTTGATAAGATAACAGATCTACAGAATCAAATAACACTTCTAACATCTCAGATATCTAAAGCCAAGGGGGTTTTGGAGGTTTATATACTTGATTCCAATAATAATAAAATTAAAGTTTCTAAGGGATCAACTGTTAAAATAACTGCTGGATTCTATGCCGATATATTTTCAGATTCGCTTGGGTTTGATGCAGGTAAAACTGCTTCATTCACCTATAATTTGCAGCTTTTTAATCAACAGGCATCCAGCGTTGAACTTGCTTCAATTATACCTGGTGGACTAGCACAGAGAGCTCCTTCAACTACAAGCGCAGCTTATCCTGTTGGATATAACGATAATCTTAAATATGGTGATTGTCCAATCTCAATAACTGCATTAACATTAGCGGATCCTTCAATAGTAAACAACAAATCTTTCAGACAAGCTCCTCCATTTGCTTCCGCCAATGCATTTTCCCAGTATGTATATCCTAGATATAAAACAGTTGGTTACGACCAGCCGCTATATCAGAGTGATCCTAATATAGCAACATTATTTTCAAATCCAGGACAGAACGATTCATACAGCGGTGTTTCTGCAACAAATTTTGGTGTTACTAAAAGTACACCGGCAGCAACTTATCCACAGAGTGGATCTTGTATGATACCGTATGACCCAACCTCTAATCAACCACCTCCAGAATCTGGACCGGTAAATAGTGCAATCTGGGACGGGACATATTCATCTGGTACTGGAGGAGCACCTAATGGTGGTGGGTATATAACTGAATTCTGTATACATAAAGACCATCCATATCTGATTAATATCGGTAATACTTTCGGTTATATTGGCTATTCTAAAATGGTTAAACCTTTCGTTTCTGGCGGTAAGGTTTATCCTCCATTCAGACACACCCAAACTTTCTGGGGAGATACAACACTGAATTATTATTGGGTTCAACAATCATATAGGGAACCTGTTAATTTTGCTCAGACCTCAACCGACGCTAGAACTGATATGATGTATTCTGATAAATTAGGATTTACCGTTAATGATCAATTTCTTATAGGCAAGTATTCATGTGGAGCATATTTATATCTTGCACCACAATCAGCCTCATCCCTACAAGTATCGGGATCAACAGCACTATCAACATTATCACTGGGAACTGGAGAAACTAACGCTATAAATGTTCCTATAATATTTCAATTTAGAGCAGTAGATAAACTTGGATATATTGGGGGGTGGAGAAAATCCGGAAATTTATCAAATATAACATACACTAAAAAAATCGGTGTTGATATACAGGTACAAAATGAGGATACATTCTCATTTGATATACAGGTTACAGGATCTTATAAAAATGACACTCTAGTAGCTCCTAATTTCGATAGCGGTCTTAGTACCAATTAATAATAAATAATAAATGGCATATGTCTCAATCAAAACTTTTTGATTATAATTCTTCCTTTTCTGTTATAAGAACAAATCCTAAAATAACTGGAAATCTGAGGATAACCGTGGATTCGGAAAGTAAGGTTTCTTTTAATTCTATGGATGCTAATCAAACTCTTAGTAACGACAGATTTAAAAATTTTAATATAACTGGTGAGAATTCATTTGCACTTGACGTATTTAATTTTTTCGATAAGGGTAAATTAGCAAGTAATATAATATTTGATACTGTAAGATTTACTAGAGGTGATAGGGAAGTATCCAGAATATTTTCCGATCAGTATGATTTTTTCTATGGAAGCGGAGCATCGGCTTTGGTTGATAAAAATTATAGCGAATCTTTCAGTTATTTTGCACCGCTATGGATAAAAAATGAGATACCTGACTATTTTGTTATATTCAGAGTTCCCGGACCTCTTAGTTATGTATATTCAAAAAACGAAACAATTATAAACCCTGGTGTAAACTATAAGATTGTTAAGTATTATGATAGCGATTCCGATTTTATAATATCCTACGGAAAAACCGGATCTGGCGAGCCTATATTTATAAATTCCGGATCTGTATTTATTGGAAGCAGTGAATATTCATCATATGATATTATTAGTGGATCTGGTATAGTTTGCGTATTTGATGAGCTATATAACATAGATTTAGTTGATGACGTTTCGACAACATTCAAAAATAAAATATTACCTAATTGCTCAGTAGTAAAAACCTTTAACCTTACTGAGAAATCTAAAATTGGTAAATACATAAGAAATATAGTAGCTGATAAAAACTTTACAAATTCACCGGTTGATGTAAATTGGGGTCCGGATTCATACACATATTATAACGGGGTTTCTGTAGCTGAAGGAATATACACCAAAAAGGGGGAAATACTTTCAGGCTATTTTTCTAGTGATGCATCTGATAGAATGTTGGACTTCGAATCCTATATGACTGGTGGATTCTCAAGAAATGGTATAATTCCTCCTAATATATTGAATCTTGAATTTCTTTTTGATGATGAGGATGCTGAAATGTATTCAATAAACAGATATTTCGGTATGTATGTTTCCAGAAATGATATAAACGAATTTAGATCTAATGGTGAATTTTATTATAAATTTAGGGATCTTGATGGAAATGAAAATCTGCCTAAACCTACTAGAGATTCAGTTGGATATTATTATAGTAATGATAGCTATGGTATAACAGCTGATTCTGGTGTTAGATTATTTTATGAGAAGAATATTGCAGATGGAGCTAGCCCTGGATTGTTACCGGGATCTGATAATGTCAATATATTAGATTCGGAAAAGCTTTATTATATAACTGACAAGAATGACAATTTCTATAGTCTTAAAAGAGATGAAGGATACACTGAATTTGGCGGTAACTCGCCAAAATATACATATGGGCCATACGATGAAACATCAGGAGCGTTTGGAACAACTGGATCCAATTTCGTATCGGCTAAGGGTAGTCTTGTACTTCATGATACAAAAGTTGATCTTCTTAATTTTACAGGTATAACTGAAAAGATATCAACAGTTCCTGCAACCCGTGCAACTACTCCTGGTAGAGCATATGTTGAGATAGAGTTTCTTAAAAATTACGATAAACCTAAACCGCTAGTATTTAAACTTTACTGGCCAAATGGTAATAATAGTGAGGGGACAAAGAAATATGATATAATATCTTCTGCTGATCTCTCTGCTGTGCTAGTTTGGATTAACGGTTCGTATTATTCAACTGGGTCTTCCTTTTATTTTAATGCTGCTGCTGGGCAGAATAGTGACATTGCTACAGCTTTTTCTGGTGTACTTGGTGAAGTTGATACGGTAACATGGGATGCTGGTGTAAATCTGAATTCTACTATAATAAGACTTAGGAATTATGGCGAATATGGAAATAATGTATATTCGATTGGTGTATTTGATGACTATGAATACTTTGTATCTAAATTTAGAGGCGAATGGTCAAATAGCAAGACATATAATACTTCCGATGTCGTTATGTATATGGGAATATATTATTCTGCTATTAATACGTCTTCCCCTTCATATTATCCACCCAATGATGCTACATCATCTACAAATTGGGTGATATATGCTACATTTGTTAATGATGGATATCTGAAAATTAATGGTACTGATGCATCATCTCTTGATGGACCTGCCAAATTTATAGGCGGTACAAAAAAAGCTGATAGTAGATTAATTTTTCCTGTAGAATATCTTGATTTTATAAAGCCTGGTGATTTTATAAATACTAAGTCTGGGTATACTAAGATAAATTCATTAACAAAATATGTGGACAGTCCACAGATAGATCCAATAAGTTCAAAAATTACAGGATTTGAAAATTTTACATATAGTGCGGTTCTAAATATAGACGATAATATAGTTATTGATTTAGGATATGATAGATCGTTTAATGTATATAAGTCAGCGAAAATGTCAATTGGGGTTTTTAGTTTCTTTGATGTTAAAGAATTTGATTTTGATTTTTGGAGCTCCGATTATGCATATACACCGACACCAGAAACATATAAATATTTTCAGATACCAACCGATGTAACTGGGGTGATACATGAGAATGTGCCATATATAGTTAAGCAGGGACAGGCTGAATATAACGGCGTTGTATATCCACAGGTCTCAGCATCTATTGCAATAACATCAAATCTTTTTTATGGCGTTAGCGGATCAACATCTATAAAAAACGCAAGCCCGGATCTTTTTAAGGAGCTTGTAGTTATGCCTGCTGAATATTCTGATATTTATTATAGTATGCTTCCTAATGTTATATACGGTGGAACTACAGGTCCCTCCCAATTTCAGATAGGATATAATAACGATTTGGATACATTTAATGGATTTATAGGGATCCAGGATTTATCTCCTAATCCAGTTTCCGCTAATGCATCCAAAATAGAAATATTTAATAGAGGCAAGCTGTCAACTGAATATGAATACCTAAATGAGAATTATAATGCTGATGTTGCAAATGTTTCTAGAATTGTACCATTTATAAATAAATGGGGATACACTGACGGTACCGATGCAAGAGGAAATCAATATAGATTAAATTCAAGTCCTGCATTCACACCAACTAATTTTTCTCCTAGCTTTGATAAAAATAGCTCGGATTCAAGATATCTTACCCATGAATGGTTTCTTCTGGAACAACCACCTAGGGATTTCCCTATTGACTCGATGAAGGATCAAAATAGTTACCTCTCTGGGAAAATAAATTTATCTTCTGCTATAGATACGAGTGGGAATTACCTTGCATCATATTTTACTGTCGAACCATCTGATTATAGTCCTGAATTTAGGGATGATAGTGCATATACTAAAGAATTGTTTACTACTTTTACGTATAACAAATCTAGTGGCTTCTACGAGACTCTTTTTAGAGGTGCTAAGGTTGTACTTAAAAAAAGATCAAATCTCTCAAATAGTGTCGAAAATTCACTAGATAAGTATATACCTAAATATAGAAATTATGAGGATTATAAATTTGCTGCAATATTAAGACCTGTTGCGGAGGACGATTCCTATATACAGGAGCCAGTTAAATATAGAATAATAGAAAATCAGAATCAAAGATTCATATTATTTGTTTGTGATGTCGTGATGAGAGATTATAAATCATTGGGTGTTGGATATACAGGAGGAACCGGCGGAGATCCTATATTGGATTATACACTATTATATTCAGTTAATAGCAAGGAGAAATTAAGATATCCTTTAGTAGACGAATCATTTCTTTATGAGATATCTGATATTAAATTAAGTGCAGCATTAGATATTTCTGTTGGATCTGGGTCTGTTGTTAATACAAATACGGGAGGAAAAATCGGAATAATATCTAGCTCATTATACGACACCGATCTTAGAGAGGAAGTACATACGTTTTTTAGTCAGAATTCAAGCGGTGCAACATCTGGACCTTCTGCAACAGGTCCGGGAAGTTTTTATATTAACCAGTTTTCTTCGTTGGTAACATATCCTTGGCCTATAGGGGTTGGTCCCGACTATTTAGATTTTGCTAAAATAGTTCCATCTGGAACGATAGTCGATCTTTCACCTAGACCTGAATATAGTTTCTCTATACCCTTTTCTACAGCTAATCCTGTCGTTGTACCTGCTGGGCCTCAATCAGTTTATAGAAATAAACCAGTTTTCCAAAAATCCGGAGGATTTAGTTATTATAGCTCAATTTTACAGAGAATATCTCTATCCGGTATTTCTGATAGAGTTAATGTTGGTTCAAAGTATATTATATATGAAACGTATAAGGATTCTGATGTGATTGTTAATGATTTTGAACTACATATGGATAGACCTTCCAGAATAGTAAAATCTAGAGGATCTAAATCTGATAAGTATTATGGAGGTCCACAAACTTTGGGTGAATCGGTACCTACTGCTTATACTATAGATAGTGATTTGAATCTACCTTCCACACTTCTTAGATATTCGGGAGGATATGAACCGATATTTAGAAAAATATTACATTTCGATAGGGATAAAAATGATTCCATATCTCAATACCCTTTATTTGATTTATCGTTTAGAAATTGTAACTTTTCACCGGATAAAAGATATTTTGGAATATCAAGGAATTTATCATTCACTAAGGTTTCACCGGATAAAAATATACTTTCATTAAGTCATGATTTACCAGAGGGTCCTGTTTATCCTCTCGTTGGACAGTCACCCATATGGAGAAAGGACTTTAATGTATTTTCCTCCTCTTGGGATCCTGGTTATTATTATAGATTCACTGGTCCCCTTGTCTATGATAAGGTTGCAGGAACCAGATCTATGAAAGAATACAGGGGATTTCTAGGTTCTAAAATTATGAAAACCCCGGATCCTCTTGAATTTGATAATTATATAACTATGCAGGTAATCAGGGGTAATACCACTTATGGAACATCAGATGTTTCTGTTATAAATTCACAGATAAATTCATTCGTTAAACCTATACAGAATATAGATACCGCAAATTCTGGTACAGGAATAGGAAGATCTGAACCATATAATTCGGGGGTTGATTATGATAAATTGGATCTTGGCCTATTTCCTAATCTTGAATTAGTATGGCAATATTTTTCCGATGTGAATAAGGTTAGAGGTATAATAAGACTTGATAGAATGCTTAGTAGATATCTCCTTAATGATGGTATAAAACAGGTTTTTATTGATAATATAATAACTGAATTTGGCGTTGGTAACCCAGATTCTATAGAGGATGATGTTTCCGAATATGTTAAAAATAACGTAGCACCCCTTTATATGGGTGATATTACTGATTTATATGTCAAAAAAACTGCTGTACCGAATCTAAATTCTAGTAATAACTATATACTTGTTAGAGGTGACTTAGTTACTTCCGATAAATATCAGCTTGGTTATTATAATGAATCCGACTTTAAATTAACAAAAGTAACTAATCTAATATATACATTTGAATATAATCTCGATAATAATTACGAGTATTCATTATTGTTCAATTTAGGAATAACTAAAATATAATTATGCCAATAACTAATATAGAATTTATAAATTACAGCGATGGTCAGGATCTTTCCATTGATAAGCTAAATCATAATTTTGACGAGGTTGTTGAATATCACGGTGGATCGATAGGTGAAACTGGTCCTAGCGGTGATAGAGGTCCGATAGGGGCTAATGGACAAATAGGTCCGACTGGTAACCAGGGTCAGAGAGGAACCAGATGGTTTATACAGACAGTGTTACCTTCTGGATCTGGTGATTCTGTAATATATGGTGATTATTGGGTTGATAGCAATGATGGTACAATAAATATATTTGGCCCTTCCGGGTGGACAGACACCGGATATAATCTATCTGCATCGGGGAGTCTTTTTTCTGATATTGAATCAAATTTTACAAATGGGGGGACCGGTGTATCCGTTAGATTTAATCAGATTTCACCAGAAAATTATACATTCATAATATCTGACAAATCACCACAATCTGGGATAATAAATGAAAAATTAGCAAAATTCCTCATCTCAACAGATACCTCAGGTAATCCGGCACCGATATTGGAATTTATGAAGAGTGATCTTAATATTGGCGTTGATTATGCTAAACATCCTATAATAACATGGGCAAGTAGTCTGCCTACTGATAATACCTTGAAGTTTGATATTCCCGACGGATCACTATTGATAGGTGCATCTGGTGGATTTAATTCAAATTCACAATCTTTTGAAGCATCAGGTGGTAATATTGTTGATATAAATTATGGTGTAACCGCAGGATCTGGAATATCAGCTACCGGCGGTATACAGATAGCTACAAGTTCACCGTCAGGAACTTTTTCGATACTTAGTGATAATTTAAGTATTACTGGTGGGCATGCAACATTTAAGAGTAATGTCGGATTAAACGGTAGCCCTTCAGGAACTGTTCCGTCGATCTCATTGAAAATAGGGGGAACTGCTGGATTAAGAACGGAAAGAACCGCTGATACATTTAATACATTATCAAATTCAGTTTATAACGTTTCGCTAGAAACATTAGGTAGCAAAGAATTTTATATAAATACAAAGGGTAAGATAAGAACCAAAAAAACAAGATCTGGCGTAACGTACCAGAGTTACCAGTCACCATTAGTTAATGCAATGTCTGGAAATTGGTATTTTATATCAAGAAACGGAGCACCAATACAATCTACCGTTATTAGGAATGGTAATACAGTAATAGTAACACCGATCGAGCCAGGTCCTGGAAATTTTATAGGAATTGGCCTCTATGATGATCCCCTGTATTCTTGGTGGGGCCCAGGTTCAATTGAGCCAGGTCAATCCATAGACATAAGTGTATATTGCAGCCCCGATCTACCAACAGAGTCTAAAAGTCTCTTTAAATACATAGGGGTAGGAACAACCTCAGGCGTATCTCTGAAGGCAACCCTCCCATCTCCCGCTGTTGCTGTTGATTTTACCATAACAAAAGGAGTAACTGGTGGAAACACCACAGTTTATTATAAGGCATATACAAATGCGGGAGGATCTGGAGGATCTTTTGTAGTTTGATATATAGTCTAAGATAATTAAACTATATAAATGGCTCTTATAAAATTACTAAGAATAGAGGACGGCGACTCTCAAAAAAATCTAACTGACAAGGTAAATTATAACTTTGAAAGAGTTATTAGTTTTGATGGTGGACCTTATGGCAGAAGAGGATCTAAAGGTCCCATTGGACCGAAAGGACTAACTGGTCCTATTGGATCATATGGTGGTGCTGGATACAGAGGAACTAAATGGACAGTTGGCGTTTGTCAGCCATCATTAGCATCGTCTATTAATGGAGATTATTGGCTGGATACAAATTCCGAAAATCTAGTTTATCAATTTTCAACAACGAGCGGATGGGGATATTATGGATTTAATATAAAATCAACCGATTTGTTTGATGTCTTTAGCCCATTATCAACTCTTAGTGGACCAAGTTTATATAGCGGATATTTCATATCGTCACAGACCCCTCTAAATTATACTGTAGTTATAAGTGATGCCCAACTTTCAAGCGGGACTTCCTCAACTGTACCAAACGTAGCGGTTAATCCGCAGTATTCAAAATTTGTAATAGCGACTGGCAGCAACATAACCGATAAAAATCTGTTAGAATTTAGTAAATATGAACATACAAACGATCTAAATTTTACTGGCAGAACTCCAAGAATTTTTTGGAATCCTGGTCCAACTGCGGAAAGAGGTGATTATGGATTATTATGGAAAAATTCAGTACTGAATGTAAATCTGAGAGGCACTGGTTCAGATGGATATTTTAGTATAAAATCAAATGTCGGCAATTTTCTAGTAAATTGCGAGGGTTTTAATTACTTCTCAAATTCCTCACAGATAGCAAAGTTTGTTTCTGGTGGTGATATAATTTTTAATCTCGGATCTGGTAAAGTTATATTTTCAACCAAAAATGCATCATGGAATATTGATAAGTTTTATTTTAATTCTTCATTAAATATAGAGACATTAAATACAGAAACAGAATATGCATTAAAATTAATTTCCAGCGATACAAATTCAGGAAATCTTAGATACCTTTATAATTCACCTGGGGTGAGCGATGCTGTACTGATGAATTTCTATCAAAGCTCCCCCTATTACCAATTGTTTACTGTAACTGGAGATGGTATAACATATAGCGATAAGATAGTAAGATCTGTCCAGGAATCTCAAAGTCTTACTGAAAGTGGAAGTAGTCCAACGCCATTCGGTGTTGTTAATTGGGTATCTGTAATACCATCAATAACAACAACTGGGTTTATTAATGGCTGCTACTATGTTAATAATGGATCAAACCACATTATAGGAAAATCCACATTGGCAGCATCGGGGAATAGAGGTATATCTATATTTACACCTGCAACTGGTGGATATCTTAATAGTGAAAACGGTGGGTGGCTAAATCTTCTGGAAAATTACGAATCAATAAGTTTTACTGTGCATAGCGACAATCCTGGTGCTACAGGAAGCTGTTTCAAATATATAGGTTTAAATACTGACTATTACGAACAAACCCCGCCTGTTATTTCTGGTTATCAATCTGATGTTATATTAAACGGATATGCATCAACAATCGATATAACTATAATAAATATGACTGGATCAGGAGGAACCTCACAAAATAATAGATGGTTCAGGGTTTATTATTCAGCTTGGGGCGGAACATTAATAACACCACAATGTGGTGTTATATCAACTTATAATTCAATAGCAAATTAATATAAAACATGCATTTCAATACTAAATACATATTTAAGGGAGACACCAAAAAAGATATAGCAGAAAAAATTAATTATAATTTTGATCAGATATTATCTTTTGCTGTTGGACAGGATGGACATCAGGGAGCTATTGGAGCGACTGGTATATATGGACCTGCTGGAAAAAGAGGGGTAACCGGTGAATCCGGTATTAGAGCCTCGAATTGGTATAAGCAGCCAACAGAGCCATTATCACCAAACACTAATGATGTATGGATTGATAATTCAATAACGGATGGGAATATAAAAGTTTTTAATTATCCAATTCCTAGTAATACGTGGAATGATAGTGGTTATACATTTTTAAATTCACAATATTTCAAATCGTATTCCAATATTCTTGGACCAGGTGGAGCCATTGATAAATATGTTATTGGGTTTAAATATCCAGGAGGTATAACAGGATCTGCTGATACATCACTAGTTATAAACGATTCATATTTACCATCATCGACGGTAAATGTAAATAACTCGAAGGTTTTAGTGTCAACATTGGATCAGATTGATAGGCCCATAATGGCATTTTCTAAAAATGGTGCAATATCAGCCGACGTCCCTTCTTTTTATTGGAATTCAGTTGGCAGTAATCCAGATTTAAAGTTTGATAGTGGTGGATCTTTCTATATTACAACAAATCTTGATTTCCTAATAGATAGCGATTTAGCTAGAACCCTTATAACCTCTGAATATTGTACAATGAGGAGCAATCTTGGTGGGTTTACTGTTCATGGTGATGGAGATTTTGGTTTCTCCAGTAATATTACTGTTGGTGTTGGTGGATTTTTAAATATATTAACCACTAATTTTGCAATAACCAATGGATCTGTTAGTCATCTTGGCGGTGTAACTATAACATCACCTTTAAGTTCGACCTATATATTGGGTTCTAATCCATCATCACCTTCATATCAAAATGGTATTTCTGCTGATGTGATATCAGGGAATTCTACTGCATTTACATTCAATGATTATACTGGAAATCCTATACTATCTGCTAAACCAAGTGGATCTGTTTCTAGTGGTAATTTTGCACAAACTATTATCGGATCAACAGGAGGTTATACAGGTGGAACCGGTGGACCTTTTTCGTACCATGTTAAAAAAGTTAAAGAAATAAGACAATCGACAACAAGTTTGAGTGCTAGAGCATATCTAACCACAACAACCAGTAATCTTGTTGATGTGTTTGATCTATCATCAAATACAACATGGGAAAATGATAATATAATTGCTACACCTACTGCATATGGTAGTGCAACAAGCGATTCTATAAACAGTTATAAGATTGGCGAGACTGATATGAATTTTAATTACTCTGCACCACTCAATATATTTGGTAGTGGTTTTAAGGTGGATTTAACTGGATTGAATCAATATAATGCTATAGTTAATGATGCAGTGAGACTATCCGACGGTAGCATCATATGTGTTGGTAACTTCAAATATTATAACGAACAACCAATTAAAACCGGTTCTCTTACTACAGTATTAGGTATATGTAAAATTAATTCTAATGGGTCACTGAACACAACTTTTAGAACTAATATTTCCGCTATAAGCATAAATACAGTATTAAGCGTTAATGGTATATTATTATATAATACTGGCACATATTCAACAAGTAAAATATTTGTATATGGATCATTTTTGCACAGTAGTAATAAGTGGTCAATCATATCAATGAATCTTGATGGTGAAATTGATTCGACATTTAATAGTAATTTAAACGGTGGATTCAATTCTGGTGCTATTATTAATAAAGCAATACTCGATGGAAGTAACAATATAATAGCTGTTGGTAATTTCTCATCATATAACACCACATCACGAAATAAATTAGTAAAAATAACTGGTGTAGGTGCAACTAGGGGACAGCTTATATCCCCATTTTGCTCGCTTTCCGGACAGGGATTTATTGGAGGATCAAATATACCATACTGTTTGGATATAATGCCATCAGGAAATATAATTATAGGTGGAACTTTTTCAACCTATAATAATTCAACAGGAACATCATTTCCGACAATAAATCTAATACAAATAAATGCAACAACTGCAAACAAATATATTAGTACTGGATTTAGTAGCATGACATTCTCACCATTTATAAGTAGCGATGCCGCAATTTCGGTTGTAAAATATAACCCTATCGATTATTATGTATATATAGGCGGAACATTCACCTCCATAAATTCAACACCAAGAAACAGAATAGCGAGATATTATGAGAATGCATCTAACTTTTATCTCGATACTACATTTTCAACAGGTACCGGATTTAATGATATTGTGAATGATCTTATTTTTACTACTGATTTTACAAACGATTATGTTTATGTTGGCGGTAGATTTAGTACCTATAATGGAAGCACAACACCTGGATATGTAAGATTGTTTAATACTGGCATGATTGATACTACAGCATCGATATATCATAATCCGGTAAGCCCCGGAACTATAAATTCAGGCTATACCTATCCTATAGGGCTGGTCAAAAAAATGTTACTAGATAGTGTAAATAATAAATTTACCTATGTTGGTGGATTTCTAAATACTATATTTTCGGGATCTGGTGCTATTGGCGGAGTATACCTTAAGGTTCCATCCTCGCTATCCAGTGATTATATCCCGGTGTATACTGACGGTACAACAACAAATTATAGAGTTTTCCTAAATGATCCTGGTAATGATCCTAAACTTCGCTATATAAGTGGATTGGTATTTGATACCGGATTACCAACAGCAGTAACATCGTATGTTAATTTCTCTACTGGTGTTACCGGATGCCAATATGTGGATCTTATGTGGGTTTCGAAAACAAGCACAGCTAATATTGTTCCCCGTCTTTTTTATAAAAATTGTCAGGGTATTAGCGGATATGTTGATTTTGGCAGTAACGGAGTTTATTCAGTAGCTGGACCGCCAGTAACAAATACAAGCCAAAGTGCTACTGTTACGTGGGAATTTAATAGAAATCAAACTGGATCCTGTAATATATTCAAGAATGGTACTTCCACTATTAATAGGGTACTTCTTAGAGAAATCTCAGGTAATGGTACTCTTTCGTATTCTGTCGGCGATCAAATATATGCATCGGTTTCTTCCGGTAGTAGTTCAACATACATGGGTATTTATGCATCTCTTCTAATAACTAGAACATCATTGGCTACCGGCATTACTGCCGTTTTATTTTCGGGTAATACAACAGAGAGCGGTACAATTAATAATTTTTCAAATCCTATTACGATAGAAAGCGGATTTAGCTATGATATATCATGCGTGGCCCAATCTAAGTCTATATCATCCGGTAGTAATGGTGGTGGATGTTTTGTAGAAGGAACGTACATTACATTGCCGGATGGAATTAAGATGTTAATTGAAGAAGTTAAAGTTAAAAATGAAATTTTAACTTATAATGAAGAATACGAAGAAAATGAAATTGGCATAGTAAAAGCTTTAATACAACCATTTGCTGTTAATCTTATATTATTAGATTTTGCGGATGGAACTTCTATACAATGTACGCCAGAACATCCATTTTGGATAATTGATAAAGGTTGGAGCTCATTCGATCCAAGTACTTCACTACAATTACATGATTTAGAAGTATCTCAATTGATTGAAGGTGACATAGCATTAAACGAATTTGATAAACAAGTAGTTATTGAAGGAATTACTGAAATAAGTTATGATAAACCAATTAAAGTATATAATTTAGAAATAGAAGGTAACCATACCTATTATGCTAATGGTATATTAGTCCATAATAAAATACTATACATTGCTGAACCATAAATATAGATTAATAAAAAAATTGATATATAATAAAACAATAAATTATGAAAGATCTAACAGACCAAGAAAAGGAAAGATTATTAAGATTATCCAAAAAATTCATAAAAGTCCACCAGGAAATTTTTAAAATAGAGGAATCTATTAAGATTATGGATGATCGATCATTCAAATTAATATCTGATCTTGAAAAATGCAGAGAATCTGAGAAATCTTTTATAAAGGATTTAACCAAAAAATATGGGAATGGATCATTAGATCCACTTACTCTAACATGGAAAAAAGAATAAATCAAGATGAATTATTTTACTAGAGGAAATTTTAAAAAAATTACCGACGTGATGGGTAGCAGAATATTTCTTATTGCTACACTTGCAATTGTTGTAATGTCTTTGCTGAAACAATGCGGAGCTGCTGATGCCGCTAAAGCAGAAGCTAAAAGACAGCATAATAATTATCTTGCTTCGCAGGATTCTGTTAGAACTATAAAGAGAGATCTTAATCACGCTATAGTTGAGAAGTCCGCGTACGAGCTCACTGTAGCTGAATTAAGCGACGATCAGAAAGAACTTATACATCAACTTGGGTTGAAGTCTAATGGAAGAGGTACGACGCCTAATATAGTTATACAGACAACAGGACAATATGATGGAAATTTTAAATCCATACCTTCTACTATAGTTAAGGACCCAAATGGGAATGAATATATAACTTTTACTTATAATCCAAAATTAGTAGGTAACAATCAGCTTAAAATAGCAGGTAAAACGGGATACAGATTGGAGATAAATAGGGATCCTTCGGATTCTACAAAGTATATAGGAAAAGTCATTCCAGGTGAAACTGAATTGTCGGTTAATCAAAAAATTGATATAGTTACTGGTATTTATAGAGAGCCAAAGTCTAAGAGGCTTATGACTAGAGTTAGTACGACATTTCCAGACATGACTTTTAGTGACGTTAATTCTTTCGATATTACTGACGATCCTGATACAAGAGCAGCTTTAAAAGCAGCAAGAAAACCTTTTGGCCTTGGACTTCAGGTTGGATATGGTCTTCATGGAAATACCACTGGTATATACCCTGGATATTATGTAGGATTTGGGATAAGCTACTCCCCTAAGTGGCTTCAATTTGGAAAATAAAAAATAAAATGGCATTTAGCACATCTTCTAAGTTCGTTCAGATAACACCATATTTACTTATGGAGTATATGTATGCGGACCAACCTCAACCGGAAACACATTTCGTAAATAGTGGTCCATCGACTGTTGGTTACGATAAACTTATAAATGGGTTCAGATCAGGTGCGGTTCAGATATTCAATCCTAATAATGATTATCAAATAACTCATAACACGACACAAAATAGTGTTGTTAAGATCGGCGAAAATTCATTTGTTACGCTTGATTCAAATCTTATTATACCCTTCAATGACTATTCTGATGAGCTAACAAACAGTATCAATTTACCTACGGTCTTTCCTTCAAATCTTCTCGTTATCTATGATTCTATTAGATATCACATAAGAGCAGGTTATAATCTTGGTAATACTGATGGATTAATAATGTCCGTTGATTATGAAGATGTTGATACAACTCTGGTCACGGTTTCCCAAATATTAATAAAAAAGGGAACTAATGATGATTATAATCTAAACCCAAACCCTGTTACTATAGGTTCAAATATCTATGATAAGTACATAGAAATAAAGATCCCTAATCTTAGGGATATGAACAATAAATATCAGGCATCATCACCTGGATTTAAACCGCAGACTCTAGCTGGCTTAATAAGTCATAGTGGATTTGGTTTTGTTTATAATGCACCAATCAGAATATCAGCATGGCAGATTCAGAGTACTGTTGATTATGCAGGTTATGCTAAATATGATTCATCAAAGATAGCAACATTGTCTCTTGAACAGGAGGATCAATTTTCAAACATAGGTGCAACGATAAGACCCTCAGATAGAGGGGAATTCTTTGAATTTTATGCAACTGACAATGAGGGATTTATTGAGGATTTTATATTATTTCAAAATTCACTTGGTAATGCTTATTATATAGGTCATCAGATAGAAGTACTTGAACAGATAGGTGCTTCACTTATAAGAACTTCATATTTTGATTCAATTCAAACAACTGCATACGATTCACCAAATTATTATAGACCAATAGTTAGAAATGCCGGTGTTGCTGTAAGTTTTACCTTGAGATATACTATGACATTAATTAACAGTGCAGATCAGAGTAGAACTATAAGAATATCATCATATTCATCTAGTAATCCCTCCGAATGGGGATTAAAAATAAAGCCCATACAGCTGAGCACATTCCCACAGGTACAGAAAATATACAATAGAATATACTCACAGCCATCAATAAACATGGGAAGTAATTCACCTGCTCCTAGGGAAATATTGAAATATACTAACGTTTTTATAAATCAGAACTATGTTACAGCGAGTATGGATAGTCTCACTTTTACTAATAATTCACTAAGAGTTGATACAGGTGCTTCTACTAGTACCGCTGTTGGCACTGGTAAATTGACGATAGCTATATCCCCATTTGACACCTATATAAAATTCAAATTTATAAAAAGCGGACCCTCTGGAGATCCTGTACCAATAGATCTTACTAGTTCTGGTGAATTTAATATCTCGTTTATATATCTTAGTGGAAGTAAAATACAGATGCCATCTCTGAAGGATAATAATATAGCAAGTCCAGCATTAGGTGAGATTGCATTTAAGATTGATGAATCTGCTGCCAGTAGGATTCTACAGCTAAGCGATAGAAGATTCTTTATAACTAATGGTGTATCTATAAACCAAACATCTCTTTCAGCAACGGATAAAAGCACTGTAACTGTTAATAGTGGTGTTACTAATAATGTTTTAGAAAAAACAATAGAAAATGTTATTTCTGACAGGAGAGATTCAAATAATAATATAAAAGGGGCAAACAATTATGTTAATACTGCTGCTCATAATAATATATTAACACCTGTCAATAATTCAAACTCCGTTATGTATTGGGGATATTGGAAAAAGAATGGTGAAGAAGATTTTGCTACAGGAGCTACTGGATCTACTAATTTATCTACGACTGGAGCTACCGGAGCTAGTGTAGACATTCTAGAAACCCTAAATGCGCCTATTCCTTCAATAAGATCTATACTTCCTGCTACCTCAGGTTCAGGAATTAAAGGAATAGGAGCTCCAGCATCTGTATCAACAAATCAAACACTAATGGGAAGTGCTATGATAGCATCTCTTAGTGCTGAAATGCGGGGATATAAAGCTATCGGTTGGGCAGATCAAACGATAACTAACTATTTCCTTAATCCTGGAAAACCAGGAAGAATCAAATATCCTAAAATAACCAAGGCTGATGTTATTAAAGCAGGTAAAGGTATATTAGCACCAGCAACACTAAGAAAGTTGGGTGGAAGAGGTATTTTTGGTATTTAATTTAAAAAAATTGATTAGAAGATGTTATTAAATCCGAAAGGTAATAGTTTTTATTTTGTTTTTCCTAGGGGATTCTTCCCACCTGTTGTCGTTGATAAATACCTGCCATATATTAAAAAACAGCCCATACCGTTTGATAATATAAATGATTATATGAACAGTACCATTCAAACTATCGGATTTCCTGGGATGAATATAGATTCGGTTGAGCAAGTTAGAAATCTTGGGAAGAAAATATCATATAAAAGTTCAACGCCTGTTCAGGATCTATTTTCACAAGATTTTACTGTTGGCTTCAAGAATGCTGATGGATTTATAAACTATTTTATAATGTTAGATACAATACTTCATTTTTTGAATTTCGAAAATCCGCAGCTACATCTACAAGATCTCCCATTGAGAATCATGGATAATGAGGGAAATATAGTGATGTCTGTTACATTTCAGGGAACAATATTGACGTCATATTCCGAATTACAGCTTAGTTATGCTTCAAATACAAATCAATTTACACCATTTACACTTGGATTCAAATGTAACTATATCGATATAGTTCTGGAAGCAAAGTAGATATATACTTAAACAAACAAATTAAAAATGAAAACATTCTCAAATTTAAAAGAGGTAAACGAGGCAAAATACGGACAACCACTATATAGTGAAAAAGATCATATGAAAAATCTATTAATTGCTGCTTGTGGTAACGATAGAAGAGTTTTAGATGATATTATAGATTGTCTTAGTGAAGAGCAGGTTAAGTCATGCTTTAGTAAACTAGCTAAGGTTTACGGAACAACCGGTTCGACCGGACAAAAACAGGATATTAACCAGTAAAGTTAAATATATGAATTTAGTCGGAATCGATTTTTCACTAAATTCCCCTTCTTTCTGTTGTTTGAAAAATAATAGATATGTGTGGGGATCAATTTCTAGATCTGATAGAACATTTGAATCGTTATTGAAAAATAAGAAAAAACCATATTTTATACTTGATTCTGATGATAATTTTATTATTAAAATATTAGGGAAGCAGGAATTTTCTGATGAATATTCTGCAAAGGAAAGGGAAAAAATGGGTTATTTCCTAGAAATAGTTGAATTACTTTGGAGCTCTATCCTGGATGTTATGGGGGATGATACATTTTACGTAGCAATGGAGGGTCTAAGTTTTTCTTCAAATGGTAATTCACTTGTTGATATATCTATGGCAACGGCGCTTTTAAGAGAGAGAATAATAGAAAAAATAGGTAGTGAAAATTTTTATGTCTTTTCGCCAACAACAATTAAAAAATTTGCTGGTAAGGGGACATTTAAGAAGGATGAATTATACCACGCATTATATAATTTAAGGGAGAATGAAACAAACTTAAATGTATTCTGTAAGATATTAGAAGAGAATAAAAACGAATGGATAACAGGAGCTAAGGCAATAAATAAGCCAATAGACGATGTTGTTGATTCAACTTGGATTAATTTGTATTTAAAAGAGGAATTAAGAGGAAATAATGAAGTTATTAAAGGGAAATCTAAAAGTAAAAAGACTACAAAGAAATTGGTGTAATTTTCTTGTGACCTTATCAGGGTCTACCCAATTCATAGAACATACAATCACAATTTTAACATATACAACATAACACACAATAAATATATTCGTGTGTTATTTTAGTGTACGGTATTAAAGAAATAGGTCAATAAAAATAAAAAAAATGTAATATTATAAGATTAGAGGAAACAAAAGTAAAAATGGAAGTAAAATTTAAAGAATTAAAAAACAAATTAAAAAACAAATTAAAAAAATTTAAGAAAGATGAGTAATTTAGACATTTTCAATTTGGATGCAGAGGCATTCGTAACAAAAGTTCCAACAACAGGTGGGGACAAGGATGATTTTTATAAGCCATACCCGGAAGATGGTAAGGATGGAGTTTATAAATCATTAATTAGATTCCTGCCAAATCCAGAGAATCCAGCAAAATCAAAAATACATAAATATTATGTGTATTTAAAAGATCCAGTAAGTGGTGATGGGTTTTCTGCAGATTGTCCTTCGACTGTTGGTAAAAAATCAATATTAAAGGATTTATTCTGGAAACTTAAAAATTCACATTCTGCTGCTGACCAGGAGTTATCTAAAAACTTCGCAAGAAAGGAAGATTTCTATTCTCTTGTTCAGATTGTACAGGATAAGAATAAACCGGAATTGGAAGGAAAGGTTATGATCTTTAAGTTTGGTAAAAAGCTTAATGATATGATCGAGGCACAACTACAACCAGAATACGGAGCTCCGTGCAATCCTTTCGATCTTTTCGAGGGTAGGGAATTTTCAGTAAGTGTAAGAAAAGTTGGCGAGTGGAATAACTATGATTTATGCTCTTTTGTGGGAGAGAAAACTTCGATCAAAGTTGATGGTAAATCGATGGAGAAGAATCAGAAAGATATGGAGGTTATTCTTTCATATTTAAACGCAGTACCTAAGAATCTAACAAGCTTTGATTATAAAGATTGGGACGATGATCTTACTGATAAGATCATGAATGTAATCAGAAACAGCGTACCGGAGCAAAGAGTTCTTAATGAAATCATTGGTAGCTCAGCATCAGCTCCGTCTAGACCAGCACCACAGGCTTCTAGACCTGCTCCGAGCCAACAAGCTTCGCAAACAAGCAATCCATCTAATAATCTTTATAATGAGGTTAGTAATACTAAGGTAAGTGGATACGAGAATACAGCTACAGCTTCTTCCCCAAGCACACCTAGTGCAACAAATTCATTAGAGGATCTTTATAGCGACCTATAATAATTAAAAATAAAGGGACATCTCCTTAGAAGGGTTGTCCTTTTTTATTATATAAAGATGCAGCTAGAAAAAATCGAAAGAACAGTAAGAGAGGTATTAGCAAAGGAATTTGCTAGAGACCCTAATAAACAAATAGTTTATAAAGCGGGTAATCGTTTGAATTTCTCGTGTCCTTATTGTGGAGATTCGAATGACGCTAGAAAAAAAAGGGGTAACTTCTATATGGATACTCTAGCATACAAATGTTACAATGGTGGATGTGGTATCTATAAGGATTCAATTTCATTTTTCAGAGATTTTTCAGTTTATGGAAAGTTCAATGGAGACGAAAGGGAGGAATTAAGATCAATAATAGATACAAATAAAACAAAGAGAAGATCTGCAATAGGTAAAATAGATATAAGCTATTTTTTTGATAATGATATAAGTGATCTGCTTATATTAAGATCTGATTTTATGCAGAAGCTCAGATTGCAGGAGGTGTTTGGTTCTTCCATACATAGATATGTAACAAGGAGACATCAAAAACCTGATATAAAGTTTGCATGGGATCCAAAAAAGGAGAGGCTTTTCTTATTTAATCTAACTCCGGATGAGAAAATAATTGGATTGCAGGTTAGAAATATGCAATCAATAAAGGGTAGTTCAAAATACCTAACGTATAAACTTAGTGGAATATACGAGAAGCTGCTTAACGTTAAGGATCAAGAATTCCTTGATAGAGCTAGGGATGTGGATCCGATATCAAATGTTTTTGGAATTGGTAATCTTGATTTCTCTAATGATATAACCGTTTTTGAAGGGCCCATGGATTCATTTTTTTGGCCAAATTCCGTTGGTCTCTGTTCACTAGAAAATAGATTTCCATTTGATGTGGAGAATAAGAAATATTTTTATGACTGGGATAAAGCAGGAATTGGAAAGAGTATGGATTTATTAAGTAAGGGCGAAACTGTTTTTAATTGGGGTAAATTTCTGGAGGATAACGGAATAACAAAGAATAGGAAATGGGATTTGAATGATCTCGTTATACATCTAAGAGCAACAGGAAAGAAAGTTAAAAGACTTGATAATTATTTTACAAATGATGTACTTGACCTCAGATATTTTATTAATGACTAAGATTGATCAACAAAATCTAATAGAGGACTGGGAAAGCGAGATAAGTAGAAATCAAGAGTCCAAAATAAAATTCCCTATTGTGGTTTCTGGCGACGATGATCTACATGTAAATTTGGATTTTTCGGATCCAAAGATAAATGAGCCAAAGGTTAAGCAGAGTCCCAAGAATAAAAATGAAATTAAAGTATTAGATCTTCCTAAAAAAAGAGGTACAAAAAACAAACCAAAATTATTTTAATATGGCTGAACAAAAAACCGATTTCGTAAAAGTTTTCGAAACCGAGAGGGAAGAATGGAAAGAAAAGATACAAGTTCTTTCTCTTAATATGAAGGATATAAAAACATTAGCTAAAGCACAGGTAGATATGTTTAGTTATAGACAGGTACTTTTGGAATATAGCTATAAATTAGCTGGTATAGTGTCTAAGCTTAATTCTAAATATAAGTCAGATAAAGCTAGGAAAATGAGGGAGTATTCAGAGCAAATGAATGTCAGATACGGGGCAACGGAAAAAATGATTCTAATAGAAGGGGATCTAATCGAGATATCTGAAAAAACTGAGCTTGTTGAGAATCATAGAAAATTTATAGACCAAACAATACAAACTGTTGATCATATGTTATATGGTGTCAGACAAAGAATATCACTGGAGGACTACTTAAGGGGTTCTACTGTAAAATAAAATTATATAATGTTAAAATTTAGAGTAACTGACGACCAACAGTGGATGCTTTTATTAGAAGCAGCCGACGAGGTGGAGAAAAAACAAGTTGAAATTTCTTTGACACAGAAGATACATAATCATTTTTTCCATCCTCTCGTGAAGAAAAAAATCTGGGATGGATCTATATGTTTTATAGAGAAGAGAGGTGGATTTTGGAAGGTACCAATAGGTCTCTGGCGAGAGCTACTAGATATAGGTGAAAAGTATAAAATTGATATTAATATAGAAGGCCTAAATGAAGTCATAACTGATGATGTTAAATTAGACGAGTTTACTGTGTGGGTTAATGAATTTTTCGAAGGAGGTATAGGAGGAAATCCTGACAAGATGCCTAGGGATTATCAGATAGAAACAGCATGGAAGATACTAAGATATAGATATTCTGTTTCTGAGGTTGCAACTTCATCAGGCAAAACCCTCATATCGTTTATGATATTTGCTTATTTAAAATCAAGGGGGATGGTAAGAAAGATACTTATGATCGTTCCTAATTCCAATCTTGTATTTCAGGGTAATGATGATTTTGAGGAGTATGGACTTGATAAACTTGATGGTGTTAAGATACAGCAAATTGGAGGGGGAAGTAAAATAAAGGATGGGTGTGATATAATAATAGGCACATACCAATCTTTGGTTAAAAGAGAATCTGATTTTTTCGAGGAAGTGGATTGTGTATTTATAGATGAAGCACATCACACTAATAGCACATCGATAAAAAAGATAGTTGCCCAATGTATGCACTCTAAATGGAGATTTGGATTAACAGGAACATTAACTAAAAGAGGAACTGCAGATTATTTAACTATACAGCAATTTCTTGGCCCCCTTGTTATGGAGATACCCCCTAGTTTTCTTTTCGATAATGGATATGCTACACCTGTTTCTATAAAGGTCGTTACTATGGATTGGCTTGATCCTATATATAAGGAAAAACTAGCTGATCTTAAATTAAGTGATAATAACGTGGAAGGTAACGAGATATACAATCTTGAGAGAAAGCTAGTTATAGAAAGCAAAAAAAGATTAAACTATGTTACTGATTTTATAAACAAAACCTCAAAAAATTCACTTGTCTTATTCCAGTCTGTTAAAGAGGAATATGGTAAACAGATATGGAACCTTTTGAGAGAATTAAATGGCGATAGAGAGGTGTTTTATGTTGATGGTGACACTAGTGAGGCATTAAGAGAGGAATATAAGAGAAGAATGTCGATTGGCTCTAATAAGGTTCTAATTGCGACATACGGAACATTCTCAACTGGTATATCAATAAACAATTTGCATAATATATTTCTTGTTGAATCCTACAAGAGTGAGATTTTAATAAAACAAAGTTTGGGTAGGGGTATGCGTAAGATGGAAGGTAAGGAGAAGGTTAATGTTATAGATTTTGTTGATGACTTCAGTACCAAAAAATATAAAAGCTATTTGGCAAAACATAGCATCGAGAGGATAGAGATTTATAAGAAGGAAGGATTCGAATATAAAATATATAGCGTTAAACTTTAATTTATATTAAGGATATATAGAAAAACATTTTCGACTAATGACAATAAAATCTTTTGATGAATTTAATAATTATAAAATTCAGGAATCCTATCGCAATTCTGACTATCTCGAAGCGGAGGGTAAAACTTCATTCTCGAGATGGCTTAGAAGAATAGGAAATAATATAGGTATTGGAGACGGCGGATATAGTAGTTATTATACAGACGCTGACCCTAATATGTCAACCATAAAGAGTGCTTCTAGCGTTATAGGTTTAGCAGTTAAGGGACTTACTAAGGGAGCTGCTGCTTTTATAGATTTTCTTTCGCCAGGCGAAGAAACTAAATCGTGGAAGGATCTTGATAAGGAAGAGATAAAGAGAAGAAAAGATGAGATAATCAAAAAGTGGGAGGGTGAGCATATAGAAAATAGAAGAGTTACTGATGGTGATGCTGAGGAATTTTATAAATCGGGTGTCCTTAGAGGTAAAAAATACTTCGGTGATGATTTTACCCCACAGAACCCTAAGGATAAGGAGCAAGAAATTTATAGGGATTATCTTAAAGATATAATGGGTACCTACTATAAAAAAACAAAAAAGAGAGCATAATGGGTAATGGTATCCTTAATTTTTCTAATTTTAAAGCCTTGTTTGAGGGAGGATCCGCAATAAAAACATCTAGACGAATACGTGAGGATGAATTTCCAGGAACCCTATTATCGATAAAAGAAAAGCTTTTTCCGATTCTTGGTATAGATCAATCGAGAATCAATGATCAATATGTGATAATAGGAAGTATAGGAAAAAAAGAAAATCCTGATGATACCTCTGGTGATCTTGATATTGGCTATGATGCTAAATGGTATTCTGACACTAATGGCATAACAATGAAGGAATGCTCTGGATTTATATACGATAAGATAAAAAATGATCTTGGTGATATTATAGGGTTCCGACCTGAAATAAATTATTTGAAGGGACTTAATATAGTTAGTATTGGGTGGCCAATAGATGGTAATATAGATAAAGGTATAGTTCAGCTTGATCTTATACCTCTATCAGATATGAAATGGGCAGATTTTATATACTATTCACCAAATTACAAAATAAGGGAAAGCAAATATAAATCAGCTCATAGAAATTGGCTATTAGCAGCCATATTATCTTCAAGAAAGGAAATAATTGAGCTTGGTGATACAGGCGAGGTATTAGATTATAATACACCAGTCCTTATTTTAAGTGATGGTTTATATTGGCATACAAAATCATACAGGGGAAAAATCAAAGATAGATTGAAAAATCCTAAAAAAATAGAAGGAAGTGAGAGATTTGTTACTAATAATCCTCAGGAATTTATTAATTTTGCACTAGGCCCTGGTTATAATATAGACGATGTTAAAACCTTTGAACAACTGTTTTCTGTAATAATGTCGTCAGATTTCGAATTAAGTGATAAGTTACCAGAAATAAAGGAAAGATTTTTGGAATTTTTGCAAAGGGTTGGACTAGAAATACCTACTGAGATTAATAGAATACAATAATAAACATTAAAAAAAAGCTACTTATGGCAGGAATTAGTCATTTATATGATATTTATAACAAAAAAGGTAAAGATTTTATTGATAATCTCTTTAACTCTTATGTGACCATTAATGAAAAAATGGATGGCTCTGCTTTTGTTTTTGAAAGAGACCCTGAAACTGGTAGATTTAATTTTTATAAAAGAGATCAAAGATACCCAATAACTCTTGTTGATCGTACTCTTATGAAATATTACGAAAAGCCGATAAACTATATAGAGTCACTCCCACCACATATTCTTAATGATATACCTAGGGGTTGGAGATTTGGTCTTGAGTATTTTTCAAACAACCAACCGGTTGAGATTGCTTATGATAGATTACCTAAGAATAATCTAATATTATCATATATCCATACAAAGAACGAAAACGGAAGCCCCTCATCAACAATACAGGATCAGGAACAATTAAATAATTGGGCGGATCTTCTGGGTGTCGAAAGACCACCTATAGTATTTCAGGGCATGCTAACTGATGATCAGAAGAATCAAATATTGGATTTTCTAAGAACACCATTCGATCAGCTGGTTGCTGAGTATAAGACAAAGAGCTTTGTTAGGTACATAATAGGTGTTCTTAATCCTTCCTCAAAAACAAGTGCACTTAACAATGACCTTGATAAGCCGATAGAAGGAATAGTTTTTAGATTTGGTGAGGAAGATAATGGTAAGGAACCAATATTATCCAAAATGGTTGATCCAGTTTTTACTGAGATGGCCAAGGAGAAATATAGTAAAAGATCTGAGGAAAAGCCTAGCGATTTTCTGGGTCTAACTATAATGGATATAATGAATTATATTCTCGAGGAAGGTGTTGAGTCATTTAACGTTGCCGGTGATAGCGACGATGAAAGATATATCTCCTTCATGTCCGACGTTTTTGTTAAATTCCTTGGAGAATACGCATATAAATATAGAGGTGCTGATTTTCAGGAACCTGATTATTTAAAAAAGGATGAGTTCAGATTGAATTTGAACATGATAAAGGATAAAAGAGTACTTAAGTATTTGGATACCGATGATTCTTATGAATCACTTTTTAAGCTTATGCTTAACTCATTTAGAAAAATAAGAAAAAGAGCTAGCGGAATAATAACTGCTGGTATAATAGATCAATTTAATATAGTGGTAAGTGATATAGAGGGTGTTGTTGCCAAGGAGATTAAGCCAGCTATACAAGAATCCGAATCTATCCCATCTTTCATGGATTTTAAGAAAAGTAATATATCCTCGAAGAAAATAGATTATGTTACAGTTGAATCCGAAAATTTGGATGACACCTCTGATGATGTTGACGATCCGTTCTATTCCTATAATGAGTTTATATCAACATTAGAAACTATAGATACCACAAAGAAAGATAAGACAAAGGAAATAAAAGAGGACTCTTCCGATGACGTAAAAAAATTGGAGCCTGTTAATTTATTAGTTGGTAGATTCCAGCCTTTCCATAATGGCCACCTTAAGATGGTTGATCAATTATATAAGGAAAACGATCTTCCTAGCATAATAGCTGTTGTCCATCATGGACATAACAAATCTGGCAAATCACCATATGATGAAAAATTAATATCGAGATATATGGAAGGAATAGTTAGAGATAATCCTGGTAAAATATCTGGTTATTTTATAGTTAATCGGGGATTACTTGGTCCTATTTACGGAAAGGCTAAGGAATATGGATTTCTTCCTAAAGTAATAGGTGCTGGTGATGATAGGATAGAGGATTATAATAAGCAAGTTGAATACCTTAAGAAAGCAGGAGGGGATTTTCCTGATGATATAAAAATAATTCAAACTAAGAGATCTTCCAGTGGAAGTGACATTAGGAAAAAAATAGATTCTGAAGACTATACTGGATTTAAAAAACTTGTGCCACAAGCGGTTGCAAATGTTTATAATTCATTGATAGATTCACAGAGAGGAACAGGTATTAAAGAGAATCAAGATCTTACTTTTGTAGATTCTGATCTTATAGCCGAATGTGAAATTTTTCAGAATATAGAAAAAAATAATCAAGAATAGAATGAAAAAGTTTATTGAATCATTTGAGCAATTTACTAATCCGATAAATGAAAATGATGGATTTGGGACTTCGTCCTTTTTAATGAAGAAAGTTAGTGATGTTCATCATTATTTTTTCACATTGGATAGCGAGGACGGGGAGGAAGAAATGGGATACCATCTTATAATAGGGAAGTATTCTGAGAATGAAGCTATAGAGGGAGCCAAAAATTCATATTGTGTACTTAATATAAATCAAATAGGTCACGAGGTTATAGAGGATATCGCTATTAATAAAGAGGATATACCATCTCCTGATGAAAGTAAATTCCTGGTTGATGGTAACGAGCTTTCCCGCTTAATGGAATACATATTCAGATGTGTGCTCGATTATCTTTCCCTTAATCCAAAGGTGATAAGAATATATGACGAGCTCCAGGACAATCTTGAATATAAAGGAAAGGGTGAATATATAGAATATATGAAGTCTATTTGTATATCAGAACTTGGTAAAAATTGGGCAGTCCAGAACGGTACGGATGAAAAATCATTAATTATAAGCAGATAAGGGAACTTTTTTAAAAATCGTTGATATAATAATAAATTAAAATTAAATTTAAAATGGAAAAATTCGAACAAATTAAGGCTCTATTAGAGCAAACACAAGGTGATGCTGAAAAATTCTTTAGTAAAGGTAACAGTGCAGCTGGTACAAGAGTTAGAAAAGCTATGCAGGAATTGAAAGCTCTTGCTCAGGAAGTAAGAACGGATGTTCAGGACTCTAAGAACAAAACAGCATAATTATTAATTTTTAAAAAAAACATAACATGAGCTACTACTTAGCAAAAGTAAGATTCGAATCGGGAGAAGTTAAAAAGAATGGTGATCCAGTTTATACAATATCACAATTTCTAGTTTCAGCAGAATCTGTATTGGACGTTGAAACGAAAGTTGCGTCTTATATGGAGGGAACTCTAGGAGACTTTGAAACCATCCAGGTTACAAAAACAAAAATAGAAACAGTCATATATGACAAAGAAAGATACGAAGACTCGATCTAAATCCTCAAATACCGATTCCTATGTTCCGCCTCAATCCCCCATAGCTATACAGCCAGGAGACACTGGATTTGCTACCGTAGGTAAGGCATATAATAGATTTATATGGACATTTGGAGATTGGCAAAAGAAGAAAAAGAAGATAATCAATCCGGATACAAATTGGGATCTTAATAAGAAACCAACGTCAGACTCTGACTGGGAGAAGAAAAAAAAAGACTTATATTTATAAGTCTTTTTTTTGTTAGATATATACATTATGAAAAATGTTAAACCTTTCTCTAATTTTATATCTGAGGATATATTAATGGATGGACCAAGAAGACCTGGAAAAGTACTTAGATATAGTGGTGGTGACGTAACAAAAATGCCCATTATTGGTGAAATCGAAACTGGTAATATAGCAGGTATGGGAAGTGCTACTTATAATGTCGTTGAGATAATAGAGGGGGGAAAGGAGGGTGACTGTATCTATGTTGCAGATATGTGGTATAAACCGGGTGTTCCTCAATTAATACATTCAGCCATGGTTAATAGATTCACACCAGAGTGGGAAAAATTAAAATAAAATAAATCGGATATGCCTTCCTCAAGTATAGCTCAACAAAGATTAATGGCTCAAGCCTACGGTGTTAAGATAGGTAAATTGAAACCTTCTGAACTTAATCCTAGGTATAAAGACGAGATAGTTAGATTGTCTAAAGAGATGACTGAAAGGGAATTGAAAGCCTTTGCATCTACGAAATATAGCAATATGAATAAGAAGCTACCTGATCATGTCGACGAGATGGACATACCTGTAATTTTGGAACCTGTTGGATCTTCAACGATTCCTAAATTTTATCCTAATGGACCTAGTAATATTGTCCCGTTTCTGAATACTGATTCTAAGAAATTAAAAAAAGGTAAAAAGAACCTATCAAATCTTAAGGATTATAGGGACTGGCTTTCCAATAAATAATATGAAAAAGCAGATGAAACATCTTCTTGATTTTAAGTCATATTCTCCGGAATATGAATATAAAACCGAATATAGAAGAGAAATTGAATTGGATAGGGTAAGAAAATCAAGAGAATATAGAAGAATATTATCTCTTGGTTTTGATGATGATACTTCACATCAGCAGGAAATAAACAACACGTTGAAGTTCGTTAGAGGAGTTAAAAAGCAAAAAGAACTCGGTCATGGTGATGTGTTTTATACTATACATCCATCAGGAACGGTCAGAAGATATAACCCATTAAAGTCTAAAGAAATTGGTGAGGGAAACGGTAACGATATAAAAAAATTCAGCGAACCTTTTAAAACCGCTAAGGATTATGCTAAGGGATTAAATTTTCTTTGGCAATATCTGAAGAGAAAAGAGGCTAGAGGAGATTATAGATAATTATGTGTGGATGCGGATCAGTAAATTCTAGCGAGATCAGAACAATGACTCATAGCAAGGAAACAAGTAGAATATTGAATTCTTGGATTATTGACAATATGAATAGAAAGTTGTTAGTGCAGAGTCCAATATATGATGCCTATAATGATATAATAGGGTATGTGACAAAAAATGAATCTGGAAATGTTGTAAGAATATTTTCTAAGAATATAAAAGAAATATTGGAATAGTATGTTTTATCCAACTGGAAATAGTACAAACGGAAGAAAATTAGTTTGTATTGATGATGAAAGAAAAAATATTGATTCTTGTCTTGAAACATGCAGATGTAACGAGTCATGCAATTGTATAGAAAATTGGCTGGGCGAGAATGATTATTGTGTTGAAAAATGGCAATTGAGAAACTATCTAAATGGTAATAAATCCGATGTCCGAAAGATTGATGAGGATATGGACGGAGGAGCGTCTCCAGCCCCCGGTCTTTCTACACTAGGAAACGTTGGTGGAATGGGAAATCCCACTGCGCCTACCAACGATGGAACAAATTCTGGATTTTATGATACTACAAAAATTGGTAGTGGTGATAAGTTCACTATGATGAGTGCTGGAACTAACGCTGCTAATAAAAAAGGCAGGAGTAAGAAGAAGATGATTTCATACAAGGAATTTGTCCAAAAAAATAGAAAGAAAAAGAAATAATAAATCACTCAATCGGGTGATTTTTTTTTATTCGTGATTTTTTTTTAAATTGCGATAAAAAATTATAACCATGAATAGAGAGATATTAATACAGGAGGATTACCCTAATGATAAATGGAAAATGTTAGTTTGCTGTATATTATTGAACCAGACCCATAATAGGTCGGTGCGACCTATTTTAGACTCCGTATTTGAAATTATTCCTGATTACCATTCTGCAATCAATTGCGACGTCGAACGTCTAGCAGCGATCATAAAAACAACAGGCTTGTATAATATCAAGGCCAGAAGAATAATAGCTATGAGCAGAGCATACAAAGAAGGCTTTACTCGAGTTACCGAACTTCCAGGAATAGGCATATATGCTAATGAATCCTGGGAAATATTCGTTAATGGTAATCTCGATATAAAGCCAACTGACGGTAAGCTTAGAGCCTACTTAGATGCTGTTTTATTTTAGAACTTTGATCCTTAGATTTATTGGTTCCTTAAGTACTGGATTTGAAACGTAGAAGGGCTTTTGAACCTCGCACTTTACAAATTTCTTATCCTCACCTAATGGCAGGTATATTATATCATTAGGTTTGAACATCTTGTGGATCTTCATTGTTTTTCCGTCTCTTTCAAACTCAAGATCCATTTCTATATGATCGTCGAATATAGCCCAATTGTCTGTTCTTCCAAATTTTTTGAACTTCTTATTAATTATTCTGAATACCTTTCCTGTAACAAACCCATCGCTTCCAAGTTTTGATGTAAATCTTATAGGCTTACCTTTTTTTAGATTATAGCTTTGTATCTTTGAGTCTTCAAATGCTGAAGTTTTGTCTTTTGGTATTTTTTTTGACTCCTCTTCAGTTAAAACAGTTCCGTCGGTTTGTATAACTATTCGGTAGCCATAATCATCATTAGGTTTTGTTACGACATATTTAAGTTTTTCCTCGTCATATTTCACCTTATTTATACCAGCATGAAATTCTATGGATTTGTTTATTTCCTCGTGTGATTCCTCGTCCTTGAATATCTTTATCGTTCTGGCTATATTTTCAATTATAGGAATGTATATTTGATTACCCTCCTTTGATGGTTGATTAGATTTTAAATCCGCGGGTATGTCAACATTTAATGGATAAAATTTACCCATGAATCTAAAATGTGCCTCCATAATTGGATATCCTGTTGCTATTTTATCTGAAAATTTTAGCCATTTAAGTTTCTCATTTAGCCTAGTATCATACTCCTCTGTAAGTAACTTAGAGCATTCTTTTTTTATTTCCTCTATTCTGATATTATTAAAATATTTTGATAATATGTTAGGAAATACTATGTTTTCTGGTGTATATATTTTTTCTAGCTCCTCTACATCAACTTTTATTGACAATCTTGCCTCGTTGATCCACCCTTTAAAATTTTGCATGTTCTCCGTTATTCTTTCTTTTTTGAGTTTTTTTCTTGAAACGAAATCTTTAAATATTCAGTTATATCTGACCCCGATTTTTTATCTTCGCCTATGAATTTATTGAATTCCTCAGATCTTCCCGCATCATCTAGGAAGTCGTGGAAATATGAAGACTCGTACATTGCGTCTATTGTTTCTGGCATTGTTGGATCAGCACTTTGGTAGTTTCTCCTGTTTACCTTTGTCTCGTATGATTGGCCAGGGACATCAACGCTTCCCGGAGAGTCGATCCATTCATTAACGAAACCTTTGAATTTTTGTAAATTTTTCATATTATTTATATATCTAATCGGAACATATGTTTATTATGGTGTAAAACATCTACATTAAAATATTTCTGAATGATTATTGATATAGAGAATAAGGGAAGCTACTTAAACGTATCTCACTTTGGTCCTGAGGGAGAACTTGCATTTCTACATGTGCCCATACTGGAGAGCGAAAGATTCAATTGGGAAAGGTGCAACCCAGGAGATCCTAAGAGGGATAAAGAATGGACAAACTGGAAGGGAGAACCTGTTAAGAAAGTAAAATCCGAGAGATATGACAAATATAGAATGGCTCAGATTTTAATGGAAGCTCCTGATGAATTAACAAAGCCATTATGGGAGTACCAGGAGCCAAAGAAATACTTTGTCGATATAGAGGTTGAGATAACTGAGGATAAGGCTGCATCACTTGATACAGAAAATGCAAAAAACCGTGTACTATCCATAGGGATTGGTACGGACAAAAGAAAATTATTGATTCTTGGTTTAGATCCACTAACTCCAGAACAGCAGGGAAGTATATTTAATAAGATAAACAAATACTTCGAAAAAACCGGTGATGAGTGGAGCTTTAAGTATAAGCAATTCGAAACCGAATATGATATGATGTACACTTTCTTCCGTGAACTTGGCCCGAAAATGGCAACAATGACTGGATGGAACTGGTTAGGATACGACTGGCCATATCTCCTGAATAGGGCTAAAAGACTTGGTATAGATCCCAAAATTATATCTCCAGGAAGAACACTGATTGGTAAAGGCCAATTACCTCAACATTTATTAATGTTTGATTACTTGGAGATTTATAAAAAGTGGGATCGGGTTATAAAGATTAAGGAAAGTAATAGACTTGATTATGTTGCTGATAAAGCTGTTGGGTTTAAAAAGATTGCTTACGACGGAACTCTTAGAGATTTATATCAATCCAACTTCGAAGATTTTATCTATTATAATGCTGTCGATTGTGCTCTTGTTCACTATATAGATCAAAAGCTTAAAACTATGCAAACCTTCTTCAAGATTGCCATGATATCTGGTGTTGAAATAAACAGATGTCTTTCACCCGTTTGGTCAACAGAAGTTCTTATGATGAAGAAATTTCTAGATAGAAAACAGGTTCTTACTGCGGAGAGAAAGGAGGAAGTACATGTCAAATTTGCTGGTGGGTATGTTAAGGATCCCATAAAGGGTCTACATGGTTGGGTAGCATGTTATGATTTTGCTTCTCTGTATCCTAACGCAATGGTTCAGTGGGGGATTTCCCCTGAATCATATAAGGGAAAGAATCTACTGAACCCCAAGGAAAATTGGATTAAGTGTGCATCTGGAGCTTATTTTGGTAATGATGATGAAAACCCAATACTTAAGATAATAATTAAGGATCTGTATGCAAGAAGAAGAAAAACCAAGGATAAAATGCTTGAATTGGAGCTAGAAATAGATGGTTTGAAAAAGGTATTACAGAAAGAGAAAAATTAACGGATTACCCTCAATAGATCCGAATTGATGTTGATATATAAAATCCAAGAACGATCTGGAGTCTAGTAATAAAAACTAAAAATTAACTAAAATTAAATAAAATGGCTAACATTGACAACAGTTGCTCTGAGTTAAATATTGATGATCTTTATTCAAAAAGTAGTGACACCCTCGGGGACATACTAAATCTACAAGCTGATACACAGAGGAATGTTTATGGCTACAATTTTGAGGAAATGAATCTAAGAGAAGTTATGGGATTCTGGCATATGAACACCCATGCAATGATAGACGAAATTCACGAAGCTACCGATGCACTTGGCGGTATCAAGGACGGAAACGGAAACGCTATATGGAAAAAATGGAAATTAGCTTATGATACATATGGATCTAAGAAATTTTCGGATCTTACTATAGACGATCAACTAGAATGTAAATTTGAAGTTATAGATATGCTTCATTTCTTCATGAACTACGCAATATCTATAGGTATGACACCTTCCGAAATGTACAACATGTATATGAGTAAAAATCAGGAAAATAGAAGAAGACAACAAAACAATTATTAAAAAAAAACAAAACAAAAATGAAAGACGTATACTCTTTACCAGAACCAATTCTGACGGATAATCCCAATAGATTTGTAATATTCCCAATTGAACATCACGATATTTGGGAGAGGTACAAAGAACAACAAGCATCAATATGGACAGCGGAAGAAATTGATCTATCTGCTGATCTTAACGATTGGAGAAATAAAATGAATGACGACGAGAGATATTTCATAAAGAACGTTCTGGCGTTTTTTGCTGCATCTGACGGTATCGTTAATGAGAACCTTGCCGAAAATTTTCTCTCTGAGGTTCAATATGCTGAGGCTAAATTTTTCTATGGTTTCCAAATCATGATGGAGAATGTCCATTCCGAGACCTATTCTCTACTTATAGATACCTATATTCAGGATCCAGTTGAAAAAGATAGATTATTCAATGCTATTGATAATATACCGGCAGTTAAGAAAAAAGCTGAATGGGCATTAAACTGGATAGGAAATGCAAGTTTTCAGGAAAGACTTATAGCTTTTGCTGCTGTCGAGGGTATATTCTTCAGTGGGTCATTTTGTTCTATTTTCTGGATGAAAAAGAGGGGTATGCTTCCTGGTCTTTGTTTTTCTAATGAATTGATTTCTAGGGATGAGGGAATGCATTGTGATTTTGCTGTTCTCCTTCATAACGAGCACTTAGCTAATAGAGTATCGGAGGAAAGAATAAAAGAAATAATTCTCAGTGCGCTTGAGATAGAAAAGGAATTTATAACAGAATCTCTTCCTGTTAGATTGATAGGAATGAATCAGGATCTTATGAAACAGTACCTTGAATTTGTTGCTGATAGATTATTAGTTGATCTTGGATGTTCTAAGGTTTATAATGTGTCCTGTCCTTTCGATTTTATGGAGAATATAGCTTTGCAGGGAAAAACTAATTTCTTCGAGAAAAAGGTTGGTGACTACCAAAAGTCAGGAATAATGAATAAAAATACCGATACCTTTGCTTTTGGCGAGGATTTCTAAAAAATTAATCTAAAATATGTTTGTAACTAAAAGAGATGGCTCGAAAGAAGCTGTTAGGTTTGAAAAAATTTCGAATAGAATAAGAAAAATGACATACGGATTAAACACCGATTATGTTGATGCAATGGAGGTAGCGCAGAAAGTTATTGCTGGTATCTATGATGGAATAACAACTCAGGAATTAGACAATCTTACTGCTGAGACTGCTGCTTCGTTAATACCAAGACATCCTGATTATTCTATATTAGCATCAAGAATAGCTGTATCAAGATTACATAAAACGACCAAGAAAAAATTCTCTGAGACCATACAGGATCTATATGATTATATAAATCCCGAAACCAATGAACCTGCTGGTATTATAAATGACCTCACGTATGAGGTTGTTATGAAAAACAAGCAGAAGCTTGACGGAGCAATTATACATGAAAGGGATTTTGATTTCGAATATTTTGGATTTAGAACACTTGAGAAAAGTTATTTATTAAAGACTAATGGTGAAGTGTGCGAATCACCACAGCACATGTACATGCGAGTAGCCACTGGAATATGGGGTGAGGATATAAAGAGCGTTATTAAAACTTACGAGCTTTTATCAAATCACATGATGACACATGCAACCCCTACATTATTTAATGCAGGTACTAAGAAACCCCAATTATCTTCTTGTTTCCTTCTGATGATGTCAGATGATTCTATTACTGGAATTTATAAAACGCTAGCTGATGTAGCTGCTATATCTCAAAATGCTGGTGGAATAGGTCTTGCAGTGCATAATGTGAGAGGTACTGGATCTTATATTAGAGGTACGAATGGTACCTCTAATGGTATAATTCCAATGCTTAAAGTTTTCAATGAAACTGCTAGATATGTCGATCAGGGTGGGGGTAAAAGAAAAGGATCTTTTGCTATTTATATAGAACCATGGCACTCTGATATTGAGGATTTTCTAGAACTTAGAAAAAATCACGGTAAGGAAGAATTTAGAGCTAGAGATCTTTTCTTAGCTTTATGGACACCAGATTTATTTATGAAAAGGGTAGAGGAGGATAAAGAATGGAGTTTATTTTCACCCTCTGATGTTCATGGTCTTTGGGAATTATATGGCGATGAATTCGAAGCTGCATACGAAGCTGCTGAGGCTGCAGGTAAAGCTAAAAAGACTATGAAAGCTAGGGATCTTTGGACTAGAATACTCGATGCTCAAATAGAGAACGGTACACCGTATATTTTATATAAGGATGCTGCTAATAAAAAATCAAACCAGAAGAATTTAGGTACAATTAAAAGCTCCAATTTATGTACTGAAATCATGGAATATACCGATAAGGACGAGCAAGCTGTTTGTAATCTTGCTTCGATCCCGGTTAATAAATTCCTTAAATCTACAGATAACAGAACTTCAAAAATATCAAAAGGAAGATGCGAGGTTGATCATCAGGCTCTTTATGACGTTGTATACCAAACAACTCTTAATCTTAATAAAGTTATAGACGTTAATTATTACCCAACAGCAGAGACCAAAAAATCAAACATGAGACATAGACCCATTGGTATAGGTATTCAGGGTCTTGCTGATTTATTTGCAATTCTTGGTATCCCTTTTGCTTCACCAGAGGCTAAAAGAATCAATGAGGAAGTATTCGAAACGATATATTTTGCTGCAATGACTTCTTCTATGACACTTGCTAAAAAAGAGGGAGCTTATGAGACATTCCAAGGATCACCTCTATCTAATGGTGAATTCCAATTCAATATGTGGGGATTTAATGATGACCAGTTATCAGGAAGATGGGATTGGAATAAACTTAGAAAGGATGTGATGAAGAACGGTGCAAGGAATTCTTTACTATTAGCTCCGATGCCAACAGCTTCGACAGCTCAGATTATGGGTAACAACGAAGCATTTGAACCATTCACCTCAAATATATACACAAGAAGAACTCTAAGTGGTGAATTTATTATAATAAATAAGCATCTAGTAAAAGATCTTATTTCCCTTGGCTTATGGAGTGAGGATATGAAAAATCTAATAGTTTATCACAAAGGGTCCGTCCAGAACATAGAACAGATACCTGAGAACATTAGAGAGATTTATAGAACCGTTTGGGAAATAAAACAGAAGGATCTTATAGATATGTCGGCGGGAAGGGGTAAATTTATATGTCAATCGCAGTCTCTCAATTTATTTATAGAGAATGTTAATTCTGCTAAATTAACTTCTGCTCACTTCTATTCATGGAAAGCTGGTCTTAAGACTGGTATGTACTATCTAAGAACTAAATCAGCAGTTGATGCTCTTGCAGGACTCGGTATAGATATGGAAAAAACTAAAAAATCCATGAGTGGATCTGAAATAAAAACAACACCTGCTGAAGTTAATAAGTCTGTTGCTGTTACAATTAATGGAATGACCAGCGAGGAATTAAGCAAGGCTGCGGAAGAGGTCCTCTCTGGGGTTGCATGTAGTTTGGACAATCCGGACGAATGTGATATGTGTGGATCATAAAAAAATAAGATATAATGAATAATAAGAAGCTGTTTACTGATGATGTCATTAAAAAATTTGATGAATTTTTAAATGAAAGAGAGCTACCAGATTCACAAGGTGATGTTCTGGTGATGCTAGGAGCACCCGGATCTGGTAAGGGAACATTATCAAAACAATTAAATGATAAATTTGGTATAAATCATATCTCTACTGGAGATTTAATCAGAAAATCCGACGATCCTGATTTAAAAAAGATTATAGAGGAAGGAAAATTCATATCTGATGTTATGATGCTTAAGATGTTAAGAAAAGAGATGAAAAAATTGGATCTTAATAAGGGTATAATATTTGACGGATATCCAAGAACAATAAAACAAGCTAGAAAATTGGATTCCCTACTCGGCAAACTTGGCCTTGGTCTAAATCACGCAATATTTATGGATCTTCCTGAAGAGAAAGCAAAGGAAAGAATAAGAAATAGAGCTAAGAAGGAAGGTAGAAAGGATGATGCTAGTGATGAGGTTATAGATAAAAGATTCGCTGAATATAACGAGAAAACGTTTCCATTAGTTGATTTTTATAAGAAAAGCAGAAAATTAATAAAAATTGATGCCGATCTGGGGATGGAAGGGGTTCTTAAAGCGATAGTAAAAAAACTCGGGCTTAAAGAAGTTAAAAAGAAAAAAGATGAAAAAATCTAGTGAGGACTTTGTAAAATCAATAAAGGAAAAAGTAACACAACAGAAAAATATAGAAATAATCCAGAGGAATCTACTCCATGATTCCCTGGATTATTTTTCTTTAATGTTATCCAAAGATGGTGAAATAGAGGTTAGGAATCAGAAAAAATTTGATTCCGGTGAATTGAATTGTTTTTTAGGATTATATTGTGAGAGTGATTCTATACCTGTCCATATAAATTCGATACTAACCAGCAATGAATTAGAGTATAAAGTTCTAGAGCTTGATGCTAAAAAAATGGTCTATTGTGTTAATTTTGGTAGAAATATATTATCATCGCCTTATGATGATAATTTAATATTCCTTGAATTTAATTTTAAGGGTAAGCATATATTTGAGTGTAGAATATCGCCAAAAATTGGTCCGATCGATTACTCATTATATGAGAATAAGTATTTCAATATAAAGGTATGGATATTCGAGGATGGAATTTTTAATAAGTATGAAATACCACTAATAAATATATCCAGAAATAAAAGAGGAATAACAAGGGAACTTGATGATAAATATAAGGCATCGATAATCTTTGATCTTGTGGGCGAGGTTGAATGCATAAAAATCTCTAAAAAAAGAGGAGCAAAACTAGTAACTAAACTATAATATTTAAAAAGTTTTAAATGAGTATTAAGAATAAAAAGAAACAAAAAAAGGTTGCAGCTCCAATTAATGTTGCTAGACCTGTTCCTAATAACGTTCAGATGATAGATCTTTGTTTGGTTATGATCGTTAAGGACGAAGAGGACACAATGGAAAGATGTATTAGAGCTGTTGCTCCGTATATTAAATATTGGGTAATAGTAGATACTGGATCTACAGATAACACAATTAGTGTGATAAATAAAACAATGGAATCCCTAGGCATTCCTGGCGAATTACACGAGAGACCTTGGGTAAATTTTGAGGTTAATAGAACCGAAAGTTTAAATCTTGCTAAAGGAAAGTGTGATTATAGATGGATTATAGATGCGGATGACACTTTTGTCCCTGAGAATCCTAATATCAATCCTTTTGCTGGATTAGATAAAGGACCAGATTGTTATCAGATATTATACAAACTGAATAATCTTCAATATCACAGGGCACAGATCGTTAAATCTGAACAGAATTGGGTTTATAAGGGGGTATTACACGAATTCCTACATTTGGACGAAGAGAAGGAGCAAATTTTTCAAGCTCCTGTTCCAAATTCCTTTGTTATAGCTGACATCTCTCCACTTAAGAGAGCGGATTCATTGGAGGAAAAATATTCGAATGATGCTAAGATCCTGGAGGAAGCACTTTTGAAGGAACCAGGTAATGAAAGATATATGTTCTATCTTGCTCAGAGTTATAGGGATTCAAACCAGCTTGAAAAATCGATAGAAGCCTATGGTAAAAGAATTGCAATGGGTGGATGGGAGGAGGAAGTTTATTACTCCATGTATATGATTGCTAAGATGAAGGAAAGATTAGGAGCACCTATATCGGAGGTTACTGAGCTTTATTCTAGAGCATGGGAATATAGACCATCAAGACTTGAAGCTGTTTTTCATACAATGAGAAAATATAGGGAGCAGAAAAGGCATCTGATTGCTTTTTCATATGGTGATATAGCAATAAAAACCAGAGGTACTCAGGATATACTGTTCATAGAGGCTGAGATATGGCAATGGAGATTATTGGATGAATATTCACTAGCAGCACATTATATAGGAAATCCAGAAATAGCTATGGAAAAAACCAATGCTATCTTGAACGCCCCTTTCTTCGAGAGCTTACCTAGCGATGAACAAAATAGACTTCTTAAGAACATGGACTTCTATAAGAAAGGTGCACAGGAAAAAGCAAAGCAATCGCAGCTAGCTAAAATGGGGACAGATAAGAATAAAAGAAAGTAATCTTTATCGGATATATAGAATAAAAATTTAATAAATGAAACATCTTTTAGAATTTGAATCCTATGAGGGTTTGAACGAATCTGGAGTTCCTGTCTATAATATGGATGATTTTAGAAGGAGCCCTTCTGCTGAACCGGAGGATGAGGTATCTACTACAAAAATATTCTCTTATATAAGCGACCTTTTAGATCAGCAAAAAACTGGCCAGGTCCAGGAAATAACAATGACTGTTGATCTTCCGATGCAGGGGAAAAAAGCTCCTCAACATGTTCTTGATACGCTTGATATCGAAAGAAAAAGAATAGAAAAAGAGCAACATAGCATAAGAGGAAGCAGAGTAGAAGCTGCTGATGTAGCTCCTGGGGATAATATCTATGGTGGTGAAGGTAGAAATCTTTTCATAGATAGCGAGTATATAGTTACTGGTATTACCAATCTGGATGGCGTTGATTTTATCATAGGTCTTCCCGTTTCCAAGAAAAAAGAAGCTTTTGCAACACCTGAGTCAGTTGCTTATTTTTCTACATTTATTGAACCTAGACAAATAGAAGAAGTATTTTATTCTTAATATAAAACATATAAATTAAAACCCTCAATTAAACATTGAGGGTTTTTTATTGAAATTAATTTTTGAAAGAGCATATAATAATAAACATAAAAATTAAATATGGATAATAAGAAGGTCAATAAAACCATAGAGGTACTTACTGATTTTGAGCACATCATAAAAAGACCAACTATGTATGTTGGATCAGTAAAGAAGAGTGAGGAGACATTGCCAATAATCGGTGATGGCTTCATTAAGGCTGTGAATAAGGAACATTCTATAGGAATGTATAAATTGTTCGATGAGGTGTTTGCAAATTCAGTAGACGAAGCGAAAAGGATGTCTACGCCGATGAAGACCATAATAGTTGAAGTTGATAGTAAAGAAAATCTTGTTTCTATAACAGATACTGGTGATGGATTCACTAACGGATCAACCATAAACAAGAAGAGTAAGCTTACTAATATTGAGACCGCGGTATCCATGCTTAGAGCCGGATCTAATTTCGATAATGATGATATAGCTGAATCTATAGTTGGTACAAATGGTATGGGTGTTTCTTTAGTTAATGCACTTTCAAACAAGTTTGAGATTGAAACTACGAATCCATCTGAGACCTATTTACAAACATGGATTTCTTTTAAGTCCAATAAACCAACAATAACTACAAAGAAGAGGGGAACAAAAACTGGGACTAGAGTTTCATTTATACCAAATTCATTGGTCTTTGACAATTCGAAATGGGATTATTCAACAATAATATCATATCTTTGTTTAAAGAAGAGAGTTCTCGAAACTGAGGAAAAAACTGCATCTCTTAAAATAGAATTTATATGGAATGGCAAAAGTGAAACTATACAATCTGGACTTAATCCTGATTGGTCAGCAAAAGCAAACATTGGCGAAATACTAATATGGGAGAAAAGACCAGAATCCGGGACTTTCTCTTTCGTTAATAGTGCCATTTGTACGGGGATACATCAGAAAATTATACAAGACAAAATAAACATAGAGCTTGATGATACACTAGGACATCACTTTTATGATACCCTTATTATTCTAAATATGTCTCCTAGTATAGTTAGATTTGGTGATCAGAATAAAACTAAATTTGTTTCCAAAAGGGAGGAGGTGGAGCCTACTATAATGAGACATTTTGATTCAGTCCTCAATAAATTCTTTAAGAGCGATGTTTATAAAAAAATTAAGAAGTCGGTAGATGATAGAAGAAAAGAGTCAGAATTAAAAAAAATAAGAAAGGAGAAGAAAGGAATTAGAATAAAGAATTCTAATAAATATTTTCCACCAACAGCCATGAGAGCGGAGAATCTATTTATAGTCGAGGGATTAAGCGCGATGGGATCTATATTACAGAAGAGGGATCCTAAAAAGGATGGTGTTTATGCACTGAAGGGAAAAATTAAAAATGCAAGGAGTCTTTCTGATCTATCCGATAATAGAGAGATATTAGAACTTATGCAAATATTAAATCTGGATCCGGAGGGACAAAATTTAACATGCCCCTTTGAGAAGGTCGTTATTGCTACTGATCAGGATCCCGACGGAGCACATATCACATCCCTTCTGATAAATCTTTTTTATACCTGGTTCCCTTGGATGATAAAACAGAATAGAATCCATTTTCTTGATACCCCTTTAGTTACTGTGGGCGATAGAGTTAAAAAATATTACTACTCAATGGATGAATTTAAGAAAGCTAAAGGCGACAAAAATAATGTTAGGTATCTTAAGGGTCTCGGTTCATTATCATTGGAAGACTGGGATCACGTTATGTCTAATAGGAGGGTAACAGTACTTCGTGAAGATCCTGGAACTAAAAAGCATTTAGAGATGGCATTTGGTAAATTGGCAAGCGAGAGAAAAAAGTGGCTAAGTTCAATGTAATTATTTTTTAATCTCGAATAAATATTTTATATTTGCATAAAAAATAACATGGATAGAAAATTAGGTTACTGCTGCATCAACATGACTCTTTCTGAGGGTAAGAATAAGGTCACTACGAATAGGGGAATGGTTAAGAAAACATTTCTTGAGAGGGGACTTAATTATGTTTCTGAACTTTCTTTACAAAATGTTAAGGATCTTAAAACGATACTAGAATGGAACGAATCTAATTCTATAAAGATGTACAGAATGTCAAGTGATATTTTCCCTTGGTGCTCCGAGTATGAAATATCGGATCTTAATGATTATGCAGAGATATGCGAGATACTTAAGGAGTGTGGTGATTTTGCTAAATCTGTTGATCAGAGAATAACATTCCACCCTTCCCCATATGGAGTTCTTGCATCGGAGAGACCCGATGTTGTCGTTAAGGCAATAAAGGAATTATCGCAGCACGGAGAGATAATGGATATGATGGGATTAGATAGATCCGTTTATTATCCAATAAATATACACATCAACACGACAAAACCAGATAAAGAAACCGCAGCAAATAGATTCTGTGAAAATTTCTTTTTGTTACCAGAATCTGTTAAGAGTAGATTAGTTGTGGAGGTTGATGATAAAAAATCACAATATACCTCGCTTGATCTATATTCTATGGTTTATCAAAAAATCTGTATACCTGTCACTTTCGATTATCTTCACAATGAATGTAATCCACCCAAGTTAAGCGAGAAAGAATCACTTGAGGTTTGCCTGTCCACATGGCCCGATGGAATACCTGCAATAACACATTATTCCGATTCTAAAAAATTATTTGAGGATTCATCAGTGAAGGAGGTTGCTCACTCTGATTGGATCTGGAGAGGACCTAAAACTTATGGTCTTGATTTTTCTATAGAATTTGAAGTAAAGATGAAGGAGAAAGCACTTCTAAAATATATTAATGATATTAAATCTGGGTTAATATGTGATTGATGAAGATTGGTGTCAAAAATATTAATAATGAAACCATAGAATATATCAGTGTATAATATTAAATCATAATTAATATAGAATGAATAATAATGTAGTAGAAGAATTTGAAGATTCATTATCTGACAATATAAAAAACCCGGATATAAAATATAGCCTAGATAAGCTTATAGACGGTGAAGTTAAATATGGATATTTAGTTGAAATTTTCGGGAAGGCTAAAGTTGATGTATTAGTATCAGATTTCCTATTTTTAGCAGATTTTGATTTCTTCACCACGATAAAAGAAAAATTACACGAAGAGAAAAATGATTAGTCTCAATGGATCTGGAATGAGTGGATTACCCACACACCCACAGCATAGTATATTAAAAAAACATATTGAAAGATGCATACAGGACATATTTCTTAATTCCCTGAGAGAGAGATCTGATGATCTTGTATATGTTTTTGATAATGATGAACAAATAGATTTGTTTATAAATAGGATGCTAAAATATTGGGAAGGTATAGAAAAATATGAAACTTGTATGGAAATAAAAAATCTTTCTTTACCTCTTAGAAATAAATTAAGAACTCGTGGAGCTATTGATCCGGGTGAGGCCTCAATAAAAATAAAGGATATTTTTAAATCAACTTTGAATAATGGCGGATCACTATAAAACTCTAGGTGTGTCAAAAAATGCAACACCGGAAGAGATAAAGAAAGCATATAGGAAATTAGCTGTCCAGTATCATCCGGATAAGACAGGTAACGATCCGATACTGGAAGGAAAATTCAAGGAGATAAACGAGGCATATGAGACACTTTCAGATCAGAAGAAGAGAGAAAAATATGATAATCCAAATGTATTCAGCGGAAGTTTTAACTGGGGAGGAACAAACCAGGGAAATCCATTCCAGAATGCTGACTTCGGAAACTTTTGGAGCCCAGGTAGAGGAAATGTACCAAATCAGACAATAAGAAAAGGTAATAATATAAATGTTTATGTTACTATTACCTTGGAGGAGATGATGACTGGGGTAGCAAAGAAAGTTAAAGTAAATAGGGCAGCACAATGTATTGATTGTAGTGGGTCAGGCGCAGAATTTGGACACTCCAAGGATTGTGACGAATGTCACGGGCTTGGTAAAAAAACCAGGACAGTAAGACATGCTTTTGGCGATATGTCTGTTGTTGAGGATTGTTTTAAATGTACAGGCAGTGGAAAAATTGCTGAGGTCAAATGTCCGGTTTGCTATGGCGATGGAACTATCAGAAGAGAGGAAGAAATGGATATAAATATACCAAAAGGATCTATATCCGGGGTTTCGTATATGGTTATAGGAAAGGGAGATTGGGTTAAATCCCCATGCAATCCTGGTGATCTTATAGTCAATATTAATGAATATGTTCATTCAACATATACCAGGGATGGGAATAATCTGGTTCATGAGGCAAACATATCATTCAAGGATGCTTGCTTAGGAACAGAAATAGAACTAACAAATTTGAGGGGATCCGCATATAGAATAAGGATACCTGCAGGAACTTCAGCTGGTAAGATATTTAGATTACCTGGTAAGGGAATACCTGAATTTAATGGATTTGGAAATGGAGACATACTAGTTAAAGCCAATATAAAAATACCAACTGAATTAACGGAAGAGCAAATAAATGCTCTCGAATACTTTTCATAATGAATATACTCTTAATAATATTTGTCGGATGGTGTATAACATCAACTATTGTAAATTCCGACATCCTGGATCCTATCAGAAACTATCTATTAGTAAAAACACCAAAGCTATCTAAGCTAATGACATGCGTTAGGTGCCTTGGCTTCTGGGTTGGTTTTTTAATTTTTGGTGTCATAAACTATAATGGTGAGCTTAATCAATTTTTTGGACTTCCTCTATGGGTTAATTATTTTATATTCCCGTTTGTTCAAAGTTCAGGCGGTGTTATGATTGAATCCTTTGTAGTATTTCTCCATAGTAGAAATACTGTTATTTTAAACAATAATAAAGATTCTCAATAATATCAAAAACTTAAGAAACAATATCAAAAATGAACATAAAATAATAAAATACTTAAATGAACAAGCATTTAACCATCACGGATCAGATAAACACCCAGTATAGGTCCTATGCTCTTTATGTTTTACAGAGCAGGGGTATACCCAACTTTTATGATTCATTAACACCGGTACAGAGACTGATATTGGAAAATTCCCCAAGCAGATTCAGTAAGACCGTTGGTCTTGTTGGTGAGGTAATAAAAACCGGTTTATATCATCATGGCGATTCATCTCTTGCAGGAGCTATTTCTAAATTGGCAAGGCCGTTCGGCTGTTCGTACGGAATACTCGAGGGAGATGGTTTTTTTGGATCTCCAGTGAACCCTTCCCCATCAGCACCTAGATATACCGCTGTTAAGATAAACTCAAAAATACGTGACATTATAACAAAAAATTCCGATCTCAACGAGAAGAATGAGGAGGGTGGACATAATTGGATCCATGTTGAAGTCCCTGTTGGTTTACTTACACATATAGTTGGTATAGCTGTTGGCTATAGAAGTAATATACTTCCCAGAAAGTTCGAGGACGTTGTTGAATATTTGCAGGGCTCTACGAAGCTTTTAAAGCCGTATTTTAAGGACTTTAGTGGAAAGATAAGCAAATATATGAATGAGGATAATTCATGGCTTTTAGAGAGCGGTTTAGAGGTAGATCCAAACAGAAAAATAATAAGAATATTCGACCTCCCTCCGGTGATGAGATATGATAGCTTTATTAATAAGCTGGAGTCTAAATTGGAGAGATCCGGATATGATTATAGAATAGAGAATAAATCACAAAGTAAATGTGAATTAGCTGTTCAGATAAAAGGTAACGTAACACCAGAATCATTTATTTATATTGCGGATCATATTTCTAAACTTACCAAGATCATCGTTAAAGAGGATGTTATATTCGTGAGGGATGGTAATGTTATGGAATTTGGATCTGTTAGAGAATACCTTGATCATTTCAAGCAGCATTTAGAATTAGTAAAGCTTAAAAGACTGGTTAGAGACAATGATGACAATTTAAAGGAATTAGAATTTCTAGAAGCTAAATTTCTATTTCTTAATTTTATGATAGAGAAAAAAAGAAAGAATGACGAGATTATCAAATTTCTCTCCGATTTTTCAAGCTGGATATCCCCGAGGTTGCAGAGAATAGAGATAGTTAAGCTCTCACCTGAATATATCAAGGAAACCAAAAATGCCATCGACTCTATAAAAAAAGAGATAGAAAAAGTTAAGAAGACCATATCTATACAAGAGAAAGTGTATAATAAAGCATCGATTGAGGTTGAAAAGTTAGGAGACGGCGCATCGAAGAAAATACAAAATAGTTTATTTGAAACACAGCATGATGATGGAATAGAAATATTTCAGGTCGGTGACGAAGAATTCGAGGAAACAAAAGTGGAAGAAAATGAAGAATTTTAATAATTAAATATTTTAATAATGAGGTTAAGAATAACAAGCATACCCAATTTAATTGTCTTTTTGAAAAGACTAAAAGCAGTCGAGAAGAGTGTAATATTAGAAATAACCAGAGATCGTATTTTCTGTAAGGTTCATACGCCGGATAAGGCTACCATGAAATATTCAAATGTTGAATTGGATAAAGTTTTTGAAACTGATTTCAAATGGGATTCAATAAAGCACGATCGTGTTAAGATTGGATTAAATGACGTTACTAGATTAATGGAGGCTTTTAAACACTTTAGACCCGAGGAGGAGGTTAATTTGGAGCTTGATGTTGCAAATGTTGATGATTCAAGTGTTTCTACTGAATTGAGATTGGTTTCTCCCTCCCTGACAATTAGATTAAGATGCTCAGATCTTACGATGCTTTCCTATGTAGAGGATAAAATATTATCGATGGTACATTGCAAGGAAGATTGTCTGGTTAATTTTAAAATGTATCAGTCCGATTTTACTACAATAGCTTCTCTTTGTGGTATGGAAAGTGATAATCAAGAAATACTTTGTTTTGAAATTGAAGAGAAAACTGCTCATGCAGTAGGTAATTCTTTCAATTATAAACTGAATATAGGATCAAGCGAAATTATACTTGATGACAGTGAGAAAGAAATTGCTAATATTTATAAGAGTCAGTTAGGCTATATGGAATCTGAGTCTTGTGACGTTTATGTACATGATAATAGGCTAGTTCTATTTTCTGAGCAGTCAGCAACATCAATAGCAATAGGGTTAGTTGAAAAATAAGAGGGCTGCATAGTATATTTATAACTTCCGCAGTCATATATTCTTAGGAATCCTCTATCTTTCATGATTGAGGATTCTGTTTTGTTTGTATCATATCCTTCTTTTACTAGAATGTCTTTTCTGTATTTAAACCTATTTTCTCTAAATCCATTTTTAGTGTACCAGTAGTTTGGTTTTGTTACATGATCAGTATTGAATCCTATTTTTTCGTAAAATTCACCATTAGACCATCTTCTGTCACAATATGATATTATTTTTTTTGGTGAATTTTTATTGATGAAATGTTTCAATAATTTAGAAGCTCCACCTATTACACTTGTATTAGTTTTTGTACAGAATCTAATAAGTTCGTAAGATCCCTCTTCTTTCTTATTACCAAGATTTTTCCTTAATTCTCCAAAGGTCATTACTGAAATTAATTCGCCATTGTATTCGAGACCATATCTGAAGGAAGCCCCACATTTACCTTGCATGTGATTTTTATCCAAAAAATCGTTGCTATCCTTGCTGTTTAGCGGGATTATTTTACATTTTCTGGCAAATATAGTATTTTCATATTTTCCAAATATTGATAGAAGCCTGGATGAAACAATATTGGGCTTATTGTTTATCTCATCTTCAAAAATATGAATTAGATTTATATTTGATTCTTTACTTTCTTCCGTTTTTCTTAGGTGATATTCGTTATCCTTAAATTTATCAGAGTGCCAATATAGACCATCTATTTCTATTCCTATTCTATATTTTTCTATATAGAAATCAATTTCAGTACCTTTAAGTATTTTTCTATCTCCTTTTTTGTAGGGAATGTTATTATCAATTAGTAATTTTTCTATGAATCTTTCTTGCATTGAATTTTGCTTATCACCTATTGGGTAACATATTGTACAAGGTGATTGGTTTAATTTGCTATTTGTTCTCTGATGAAGATTCCATTTGCTTATAGTAAAAATCGAATTGCATTTATCACATTCTATTTTTACGTCTCCGTATTTTTTACTTTCAATGCCTATAATTTTAAGCTCCTTATACTTAAAAATTGCTTTTTTTATATTTTTCTCGTCGATTGATTTTCTGAGTGTGCTATTTTTCTGCATCGGATACTCAGCTGAGTATTTTAAAATATTGGTAGCCTTGATTTTCGTTTTAAACGAATCTAGTGTAAATGGATTTCCACCGTATTTTTCATCGAAGGTTTTTTGAATTTTTTGAATTATTTCCTCTGATTTGGATGGATTATTTACTCCGAATTTATCAATATATGAGGCTTCCTTTAATTTTTTAACCTCGTCTGAAGAATTCGAACAGATGGAACTGCAATAATCTTGGTATCCCCGAACGAGCCCCTTAAATTTCGTCTTTACGATTTTGCAATTTCTACAGGCAACAACTTCTTTCAGATCATTTAGATAATGATATATTTTTTCCGAGTATATGCAATTAGTGAGTCCTATTCTGTTTGCATGTTCATCTATTTTTATGTATTCCTCAACAAAATGTTTTTTAACGTATTTTTCTGTTGTTTTTGCTGAAGAAACATTTCCATTATTTCCTATGAAATTATCTATATTCATCTTTGAATCTTAAAAGTTAACTTTATTATTGCCCCATATATATCTTTCATATATTATACAGAAAATCCATGAAATCTTTCATTTTATTGCCATATAATATTCAAATATGATATTAATGACACAGGAAGAAATTAAAGGGATTGAAGAAAAAATAGAGAGACTTACCGCTCTTAAGAATGAATATAAGAATGAGGAGCAAGCAGTAAAATTAACAATGAACTCTATCTATGGAGCTATCGGAAATAACTACTTTGTTTGCTTCAACCCGGATGTTGCTGAAGCAGTAACTCTGCAGGGTCAGGATCTTATTAAATATTCTGAGAAGATATTGCATAAATATTTTCATGAACATTGGCATCTCGACACAGAGCTTCATGAGAAGCTAGGATTGAAACACGTTAAAAGGGTAACTAATCCTCTGGTTGTTTATGGTGATACCGATTCTAATTATGTTACTTTTCAGGAAGTTGTTGACTCCTGCGATTATGCAGGGGATGCCAAGGATCTCATCATAAAAATAAACGAATATAGATTAAATGATTATCTTAGAAAATGCTTTGATATCTATTCAAAAAAATGGGGAACCGAAAACTATCAGGATTTTGAGCTAGAAACACTTGCTATAAATGCTATATTTCTTGGAAAGAAAAAATATGTAGCAAATCTCGTTTACGATTCAGGACTACATATGGAACCTCTGACCCAACTTAAATTTACCGGAGTTGAGATGATAAAGGGCGGAACACCTCCTTTTGTTAGAGAAAAATTGGTATATCTAACGAAGCTTATTTTTACTAAAGGTAGGGCCTTTGACATAAGGGAATTTGTGAAGGAATTAAAATCAATAAAGAGGGAATTCAAATTACAGGAGCCACAAAACATATCCGCATCAATAAATATTAATAATTATGATAAGATATTAAATGATACTACCGGATTTGAAGTTGCTAAGGCATGTCCTATACACGTTAGAGCATCTGGCTATCATAACTACCTTTTAAATAATTCAACATATAAAACAAAATATTCCCTTATCAGAGCGGGTGACAAAGTAAATTTATATTTTGTTAAAACTAAAAATATTAATGATAGTAACATCTTTGCTTACCCACAGGGGACATTTCCCTATGAATTTGCTCCCCCGTTGGACTATGATGAGCAATTCACGAAAACAATTCTTGATCCAATAAATAGGTTCATTGAGGTAATGGGATACAATCAGATAAGTCCAAATCTATTTATGGTTAACGCTTTATTTTAATATGAATTCATTTTTTGATAATCTTGATTCTGAGGATTTTGCTGATTATGCTATCCTTCTGATAGAAGAAGCCGATTATATAATTAATAATAGGATGGAATATCTTAGGGATAGAACAATGTCTGAGGATGAAAAGATCGATAGAATTAGTGAGCTAATGGATTTTTTCATTCTTGAGGATCATATGGTAATATATGATGATCTTTGGAACATAAGTAATATGATACTTCTCAAAAAATATATAGAATGTAGCGCATCTGATCTTATATAATTGTATTATCGTTTATAGGCTTTGTTTAGTGCCGACTTTTGAAAACTAGACTTTTAACTTAAAATAAAGTAATTATGAAAACAGAATTTGTTATTACCGAAAACGAGGAATTGAACAAAACCGATGTTAGTAGTAGTGCTTTTGACTTTGAAACTAATTTCATCACTTGTAAATGTGAAGACAAAGAAGTATATCCACCAAATTTAGGCGATGGAGGATATGATTGGTGTAAAAAATGCGAATTGCCATTAGGTTCTGTTTAGAATTACTACTAACATTGAGATATATACATAATAAAATAATCAAGAATGATGATATCAAACAATGTGCTGGATTTTTCTTCCTTCCTTAATGAAGCTAAAACTGAAACAACGAAGGTTGTGGTTCTTACTGGTAACGTTACAGGAAGTAAAACTTCAGAATCATTCACAAAGGAATGTAAAAAAAGAGGCATTAAATGCTATATAATAGATGTAAATGATGTTGTTCTTGAGAAAGTATATAATGGACATTTACTTAAGACTGGCAAGGAAAAAATATTAATAGATCCAAATTCCACCGTTATAATACCAAGAAGAGGTGTACTAGAAAATTCACACACCAGACAGATTCTTTTAAACTTGGAAGCCGCCAGATATTTTACCGTTAATACAATAGCTTCTATGGAAGCTTGCGAGAACAAATTTATAACATCACAAATAATGGAAGCTAATAATCTTCCTGTTCCTAAATCTGCATTAGTACCTGATGAAAATTCACTGGATAGGGCATTGGAAGCGGTAGGTGGGAAATTTCCTGTTATAATGAAACTTCTTTCGGGAACACAGGGAATCGGAGTTTCTATAATAGATTCATACGCATCTCTTAAATCTGTTTATCAAACAATAAGAAAACTTGATTCAGCCAACGAGATATTAATACAGGAAAAAATTGATTCCAATTATGATCTTAGAATACAGGTGATTATCAAAAAATTCAATCCAGATCCAAGAAAAGTTGCCAATAATAATTCCTTTATACTTGGAACTATGAAAAGAGGAGCTGTTAAAAAAGATTTTAGAACTAATTACTCACTGGGTGGAACAGTAAATAAATTTAAGATAACTAAGGAGCTTTCCGACATAGCAATAAAAGCAGCTAATGCTGTTGGTTGTCACTGGTGTGGAGTTGATATAATGATAGATGCAAAAACTAAAAAGCCATATATACTAGAGGTTAACTCGTCTCCAGGAACGGAAGGTATATCAAAAGCAATAGGTAAACCTATTGTTGATGATGTTATCGATTATATATTGGATAAAAATAGCTGGAGCTATTCTAATATGGAAGTTGGGTATCTAGAAACATTAAGCATATCTAAAATTGGCGAAATTATATCAAAATTTGACACTGGCAATGGATCTAAATCATGTACATTACATGCAGATAAAGTTGAGGAAAAAGGTGGAAAGGTTCACTGGACTCTAGGCGGTAAAAAGTTTATAGATCCAATAGTTGACCATTCTGAGGCTGAAATTGGAACCAAAAAACATAAAAGACCTATTATAGAACTTGATGTTGAATTTAATGGGATTTTGATACCAAAGGTAAGGATTTCTCCTGATGATAGAACAGATAAGAGCACACCATTTTTAGTAAATCGTGAATTTATGAGAAGAGCTGGATTATCTGTTAATGCAGATCAAGCTTTTGTAGTAACTAAAAATCCGGAAAATAAATTTAGCTTAAAAAATGCAAAAGGTAATCCTCATGCAGGAATAAAATTTAAAAATAAAAATAAATAAATAGAATGGAAAATTTGAAAGAATTCGGTAAGGTTAGCTCTAAGCTAATTGAATCTGAAGAAAAAGCAGAAAAAGATGAGAAAATACAAGTTTTACTTTCTGGTGAAGATTTAAGTGATCTAACAAGAAAGATAGCGAAAAAAGCTTTATCTAAAGGCGAAGCCCCTGAATCTGTATCTCATTATGTTAGATCACTAATTAGAAGAGATCTTGGTAAAACTACTAAGGATTAATTCTTAGTAAAGAAATCAGTATATGATAAAACCCTGCGATCATTAGATTGTGGGGTTTCTTCTTGATTATCAGATTCTATTTCTGAGTCAGCTGGCTCCGATAAATTTTCATCATCTTCATCATATTCCTCATCTGGATTTTCAACTTCGTCATCCTCATCATATTCCTCGTCTGGATTTTCAATTTCATCGGAATCTTCATAGTCTGAGTTGTCCCCATCCTCATCATATTCTGAATCAACCTCCTGATCATAGTCATCATCATAACCTTCCGATTCTTGTTCCTGATTAGTAAGATAAGAATCATCATTAATAAACTCGTCTTCTTCTTTTAAATGCTTCATAGATTTAATTTTTATAATTAGAATATATATATCTACGATAAAAAAAAGTAATTATTATGTCTATTATATTGGAATTTTCCGAGTTTATTGAGGATGATCTTAGTGTGGAAGAAATGAATCAAATTAAGGATTGGATTAAAAAATATGAAAAATATTTTAATTTTCATAACGGTGATAATTTTGAATCCTTGATCGATCAACTTTCCTCTGATGTCATGGAGCAAACAGGAATAGATGAATCTAAAACAAATTCTGTTATTAAATATCTTGAGGAATTATATCTATTGGGTGATGGCTTATCCGTTGTTATGGCTCCCGATGCGCAATTTCAATCTAGAGACATTGATCAATTAACAAGATTTTGGTAAATTTTTCATAAATAATTTTTTAAATTCGCATGATATTCATATATTTGCGATATAATTAAAAACAAATGAAACCAACTAAAGCAATATATGTTGATTGGCACATGCCTAAAAGGGATGCTGGAAAAATGGTTCCTGAGAAGAGACCATGGGAGATTGCTATGATTATACGCTCAACACATTTTGCAAGAAAATATAACGATCTATCACCTATTCTCTATTGCGACCCCGATACATATTCATATTACGATGAGATTGGGTTATTAAATCATTTCGACGAGGTTAAATCAATACTTCCGGCTAATACAAATTTCGACACGTCCATATTTTGGGCAGCTGGAAAATTTTATGCTATATTAGACTGTGATGAACCTTTCATTCTGATAGATCTTGATGCAGAGGTTAGATTTAAAATAGATTTTGGCGATTGCGATATTTATTGTACACATCTGGAGAAAGCTATTTCCGATGATCTTAAATTCTACCCAAATCCTGAATATCTCGATCCTGAAAATTATATAGCAAATAATTTTAATATAACATGGAGCGACCAAGCGTGTAACACTTGTTTACTTGCTTTTAATGACATTGATTTTGCTAGGGAATATGCAAGTATGGCTTTAAAATTTATTGATGATTTATATGAGCTTAATCCTTCATTTAGTAATGTGTCATATATTGTTCTAATAGAGCAAAGGTTTCTTTATGATCTGGCAATGAGCAGGGGAAAGATTATAAATTGTTTAATTAGTGGAAATTATGTTCCAACCAATCATTCTTTAGGCCTACCGTCATTCGAGGATTCTAATGTTGATATAATTGCTGATATGGGATTCTTTCATGTATGGGGATTTAAAAATGATATTAAGAGGAGCCAGGACGTTGAGGATTCATTCCTTGGTGATTTGGTAACAGGTGTAGATGATATTCATGATGATATAATTAACTCAATTTCTATGAATCATAAATTATATATAGATAAATAATTTACCTATTTTGGGAAACATTGGAAATGATGATGATTTACTAGGGGAGGCTAAAAAATTAG